GGTGATCGAGATCACGGCCTCCGCGTTGTCGGTCAGTTCGGCGACGATGGCGGATGCGATTGCGTAGCAGTCAGCCTTCAGGGGACCGTGACCGGCCGGGTCCGAAGTGATGCCGATGGTTGCCGCGAGCGCGACGCGTGCGTCGTAGATGCGCTTCGAAAGGCCCGTCGTGCAGGCCAGATTGCCGACTGCCATCGTCATTCGCTCACCACCTTCGTGCTCGCGCTCGTGATCAGGTACGGCCCCGCCGTGTCGCCGAGTCGGGCCACGCCGCGGACAGCGTCCTTCCCGAGCTTGACGGTCGTCGACGCGTCGAACGTGACGACAAGAGGCGTCCCCGACTCCCACAGTTCGGCCACGGGACGCGACGGGTCCCCCGCCTCGAAGGCGAGCAGGACGCGGGCACCCGATGGGACTGTGAGGACAAGCCCCGGGACTCCAAGGCGGATCGGGACGCCGGGGATGCCTGGAATCCTTGGGTCGTCGGGCAGCAGCTCGAGCTTGCCGGAGCCGTCCTGCGAGACGACCCGTGCCGGGTACCTGGCCAGGTAGTCGAGCCTGGCGCCAACGATCGACTCAAGCACCCTCTCGAGCGCAGCCTTGAACCGATCAAGCACTTCCCACCTCGAACCAGACCGTTGTGCGCGACAGGTGCGGGAGCATCTGCACGCGCCCGACCCTCCGACCGCGGAACGTCGTCCCTGGCAGAAGCAGCTCGTCGGTCGCGATGACTACGGCGTCGTGCATCGGAAGCTCGTCCATGACCTCGTGCTCGACGCTCGCCTCTGGCCACGTCTCCTCGCCGAACCAGAACGTTCCGTCAGGCAAGAACCTCCAGGCGAAGCCTCCCTTGCGGGCAAGCATCCCGACCGCCTGGGCGGCCTGCCGGCGGATCCTGATCCAGTGCGCCAGGACCATGGACAGGCCGCCTGTTGCAGTGGCAGAGACCACCTCGCCGACGCTCTCGACGGTGTCGACGATGGGCAGTCGGATGGGAGCTCCGCGGAACGTCTTGGCTTCGGCCTCGTCACCGATACGCCCCATGCCTCCGACGACTCGCAGCGGGTTTCGCCCGTGCACTGCCTCCCCGCCGTCGGAAACGCTGCCAGCGAGCGACCATGAGCTGTACTCGATGAGGGCGGTGCCCGTGAGCGTGTCCTCGGTGTCGAGCTGGATGTCGCCCCACCACGCGCCGATTCTCGGCAAGACGATCGCGGCCTCGAGGATGTCGATTCCACTGAGAAGGCCCGGCATCACTCGTCCCAGTAGTTGGGGTTGTTGTAGTCGGACTCAGGCGGCACTGGCGGCGGCGGCCCCGGGGGATCGATGCCGTTGGCGCGCGCGAGCTCCTCCCACGAAACGGGGGACCCAGCCGCCACCATGGCAAGCCATTCCTCTTCGACCGACTTGCGGTTCGCGGAGTTGCTGCTGCCGGATGTCTTCGCGCCCTTGGGCGTTCCTGTCCCCGTGGTCTTCGCCTCTGCCACCCACTCGATGGTCGGGATCTTGACCGTCTTCGTGCCTCGAATCGACCCGTCCTCGAGCCCGCCGATGTTCTTGACGAGCACCGCTCCGATGCCGGCGTCGTACGTCACGGGATGGACGATCTCGAACGGGTCCGACTCCTTGCGGTCCGCGGGGTCTCGAAGCTGCGGCCTGATCTTCCTCCACTCGGCCCAGTGCGCTGGTGTCCAGAGCAGCAGTTGGATCTCGACCTCGGCAGGCTCCCATCCCTTGACGGTCAGCTTTGCCTTCGACTTGCCGTCCGGGCTCTTGACGTCGATCTTGCGCTCTGCCGGCTTCGTGATGACCACACGCGCGAGGCCTGGGAGATGGAATGGCCCGAGTTGGCACCGCTCCCAATCGTTGCGAGTGCCGAGGTCGAGGATGCCGCCCGTGCTCGAGAGCCAAAACGGTGCAGCGTCCACGACCGCGGGCGTCGTCGGCTCACCGTCCGCGATCGTATCGGTGCCCGCGCCGTCACCTGGAGGACGACCGCTTCCCCCGGGAGGAGTCCACGGGCCAAAGGTGTCGTTCTCGTAGGTCATGGGGTTGCGCGAGGTTTCATGGTCTGCGAAAGTCTGGACATGAACCAGCAATGGCAGCAGCCACCACAGTGGCAGCCGCAACAGCCGAGGCCGAAACGAGGGCCACCGACCTGGCTCGTCGCTGTGCTTGTCGGGAGCCCGGTCATCGCCCTGATGACCTGTGGTGGCGTGATGTGCCTCAGCGCAGCAGTTGGGGCCAAACAGAACCGAGCGAAAGCCACGGCTACGGCCACAACCGCAACGACCGCGGCCCCGCGGCAGGCCTGCTACACAGGAGACGACTGCTACCTGCGGACGATCGGTCGCGACAAGGCTGTTCCCGTCTTCGGAAGCGAGGACGCTCTATCGGAGGCGACGAAAGCTGCTGCTCGGAAGGACGCGCTCGGCTTCGCCTCGCAGATTGCCTTCAGCGTTGACGATGGGACTCCCGTTCGCGTGACCGACCGCGGGTTCGAGAAGGCCGAGGTCCGGGTGCGGTCCGGCCAGCATGTGGGCCGGTCGGGATGGGTCGGGGAGGCGAGCCTCAAGCCGTGACCTACGTGCTCGGCTGAAGTCCCATCTCGAGCGCGATCTCCTCCCACGCCTCGAGCATCCCTCGCTTGACCTCGGCTCGGCTCCCGCCACCGCTGATGTTGACGTTCTCGATGCGGACCTGCATGCCAGCTCTGCCACCGCCAGCACCGCCGCCTGAGGCAGCCGCCGCCGCACCGTAGCTGGCCGCGAGTTGCTTGGGCTGAGGCGGGGCGATCATGCTCATGGCCGACTCCCTCACGGTCGGGGTCTCGGCGTCCATGCCACCTGCCACGCCGAGGGCCGCGTTGACGCCGCTCTTCCAGAAGAGGCGAGACGGGCTCTTCTCCTGAAGGAAGGACGACAGCGCGTTCTTGGCGGCCTGCCCGAGGGACTTTGCCGCCGAGATGACCGAGGAGATGCCGGCAAGGATGCCGTTCGCGAAGCCGAGGGCCAGGTTCATGCCCGCGCCAATCATCGCTCCGACGAAGCCCGCCACGGACTCGTAGACCCCGACGACGGCGCCCTTGACCCTTCCAGGCAGCTCCACGATCCAGTTGATGGCCACCGCTGCGTTCACCGCGATGTCGAGCAGAGCCTTGCCGAACACGGCCGTGAAGGTGACGCCGGCGCCGACGACGAAGCCGAGGGCCTTGCCGATCATGCCGATTGCTTCTGCCACCTTCTGTGCGTCCGCGGCCTTGTCGCCGGTGATGGCACCGAAGGCCTTGAGAAGAGGCCCAAGGCCGGAGATCAAGCCTTCCTTGAAGCCTTTGCCGAAGGCTTCGATGTGGGGAAGGACCTTCTCCACGACGATGAGCACCTTGTCGAAGGCCGCCGTGAGCTGGCCCGTGTCGACGTTGCCCATGAGGTCGGCGAGGATGCCGCCCATTCGGTTCATCATCTCGACGGTCTTGTTGCCCGTGGCGGTGAGCTGTCCATCGCTGCTGAAGAACACGCCGAGCAGTGACTTCATCGCCCCGCGGACGCCTTCGGCGAACCGGTTCAGCCCCCCGCCCTTCATGTCGAAAGCCTTGTTCCAGAACAGCACGGAGGAGCCGGCGAGCTGTGCCCACAAGCCGGAAATGAGCCCCATTGCTTTCTCGGAGGCTCCGCCAAAGCCCTCCTCGATCGTATTGAGCACGGCTTCGATGCCGACCTTGCTCGAGATCTTGCCGGCCCGAATCGCCTTGTCGACCTCGGTGACGGACTGACCCGTGATCTTGCCGATCTGCTCCATCACCTTGCCGACCGGAAGGCCCCGCTCGGAGAGCTGGGCGTTGAGCTCCTCCATCGAGAGGATGGGCTTGGCTTTCATCTGTCCGAGTGCCAGCATGATGCCGTTGGCGTCCGCGGCCGTGCCTCCCATCACGGTGTTCAGGTCACTCACCGCCCGCATGACCCGCTCGATCTCGGAGGTGTCGAAGCCGCGCGCAAGGAGCTTCTGGAAGCCTGAGACGACCGTCTCGGTGTCGAGCGGGCTTTGGAATGCGAACTTCAGGGCCCTTGCGTAAAGCTCGCTCGCCTTCGTCCCGCTCTTGAGCATGACCTCCATGCCCACCAGCGTCTTCTCTCGGAAGCTGTAGGCCGAGATGGCCGCCTGCCCGAAGGCAATAACCGCCTTGGCCCCGAAGTAGCCGATAGCCACGGTCGCCGCGGTGAGGGCCGCCACGACGGCCGCCACGCCACCGAGAAGGCCGCCCACCGCCGTCGTCGCCACCCCGCCGAGGGACAGGCCGACCTTGCCGAGGGCCCCGTCCACCTGAGTGAGCGCGCTTCCGAGCTTGAGCACCCCGCCAGCCGCCTCGTTGCCACCCAGCCGGCCCGCGAGCTGGACGAGACGCGAGAACCCGCTGAGCTGCTTCGGAGTCGACTGCAGGGCCAGCGGGGTCTTGACTGAGCCCATGGACTTCATCGACAGCTCTGCCGACCTGGCAATCTTGTCCGCCTTCGTGAGCGAGGTTGTGTACTTGTCGACGGCGGACGACATCCGCAACGCGGGGCTGGATGTCTGGTCGATGGCTTTGAAGGACCAGGAAAGAGCGCTCATTGAGTCATGAACCTTCGCACGACGTACATGAAGTCAGCCACCAACAGCCACCCGATCCTTGCGTCGTCGCCCTCCTCGTCTCGGAAGGCAGACCTGAGACATTCCGCTGCCACTTGCGGGCTGGCCACCGCGGAGCGGTAGCGGTTCAGAGTTTTTTTACGCGGACCTTCTCGTGCATCTTGGCGAGCTCGGCGAGTTTGTTGCCGAGCGTCACGACGATGAACGGAAACTCGTCGGCGATGGCTGCCATCTTCTCTCCGTCGGGGTACACGACGCATGACATCGCCAGCCCCCGGAAGGCCTCGAGCTTCTCACCCTTCTTGTCGCCGCCGTCCTGCAGAAAGCGCTCGACCTCCGGGACCGTCGGGCCTTTGCACACGTACTCGTCGCCGTCCTCGTCGGTGATCAGGTACAGCGTCTTGTGCTTGGCCTTCAGCTCTTGAATCGTCGCCTCATCAACCTTGCCCATGCTTCACCTCAGTCCTGTCGCTGGCTCACGCCAGGCTTGCCGTTCCAGAGGATGACCCCGCCCACGATCAACTCGACCTTGACGGGGATCGCCTCGTTGTTGCCCTTGCTTGCGTCCACGCTCGACTTCTTGATGCGGCAGAGCGGGACGGTGTCCGTGAGGACGGGTGTGACGTTCGTCTCCGAGTAGGATACGACGAGGGGGAAGAACACCTCGTACGGGTACGGTCCCAGGCTGTCGAAGAACTCCTGGAAGTGCCGCCGGGTGTGAAACTCGAGAGACGCATCGACCTCGTAGGTTCCCTTGGTCATCCCGATCGGGGTGCCGTCGCCGCCCTGCACCTTGCCACCGTCGAGCCCGTCGGAGTAGTTCACCGAAGAGAGCAAGTCCCCCTTGAGCTTGCCCATGCCTGCCCGGATGGACGTGAAGCTGTACTCGTGTCCGTTGACGAGAAATCCCATGGCTTGCTCCTTACTCGCTCACGGTTCGGGTGAACGCGATGTCGTGCTCGATCCACTTGGCGTCCGGGCGGATCTGGATGCGGGTCTTGCACCGGATCGTGCGCGTGGCGCCCATGTCCACGGTGCGGTTGACGACGAACTGGGAAGCGCTTGCGTTGCCCGCGTCCACAACGCCGTTCTTGACTCCCTGACCCACGAACTCCTCGATCCTTCGCGCCTCGTGCTCCTTGAGCGTTCCGTTGGCTCCGAGCTCGAAGTCGTCGTGCATGAGCTCGATGAGGAAGCTGTCGGCGATGCGCAAAGCCTTGTCCATGACGCGGCCGTTGCGGAGCTGCGCGAAGTCCGAGCCCTGCGGGGCCATGGTGTAGTCGTCTTCCGCGTAGAAGCCCGCCTTCTCCACGTAGGTCCGCAGCACGCAGAACCGCGCCTGGTCGTTGCCGAGGGCCGGGGTTGCGCGTTCGTCTCGGAGCAGCGCCCGCACGCCGGGCAACGTGCCGTCCTTCACGCGGCCGATGTGCGTGTGCGCCTTGGTGCCAAGGGCCCGCCGTGCCATCGACCATGCTGCGGAGCGCTTGTAGAAGACGCCGTCGATGTCGCTGTACAGCTCGACGAAACCGGGACAGCAGACGACGCGCTTTGCCACCGTGTTGATGGTCTCGGTGAGCAGGTCGGCGTCGCTGTCGTCGGCCCCCTCGACGAGGCCTCGGATGTAACGCTTCGCCGTCTCGGCCGCGGTGAGCCTGGCTTGAAGAGCCACAACCAGGTCGGCCGTGTCCGAGGCGTCGGCCGGGGTGCCGACCACGAAGGCAAGCGAGGCCTGGTAGGGCGTCGCCAGAAACGCGTTGACCGCGGTGTTGAGCTCGGTCGTCGTGAACCCTGGCGCGGTGCAGCTGATCGAGTAGGTCGTTGCCAGCACGTAGGTGCCGACGCCGAAGGTGAGCGTCAGCCCGGTGCCCGGGATCTCGTAGTCGCCACCCGCCGGGATCTGGAACGTCCCAGAGTACTTCGGGTGGGCGACGTTGCCGTTGAGGCTGTACTTGAACTCCCCAGCCCCGAGAGCGCCGGCCTTGGTGATGACCGCCACGACCGAGTAGGCGTCGCTCGGCTCTCCGGCGACCGTCACGTCCGGTCCGGAGCCGACCTTCGTCACCGCGCTGGCGACGCCTGCGACGTCCGAGGTGACCGGCACGACCTTGACCGGACCTTCGCCGAGCAGATGCGCGACGGCTTGCGCGAGGGGGCCTCTTCCGAGGTCCTCGATCGCGTCGTCCTTGTCCGAGTAGCTGTAGACGGTTCCAGGGGTGCCGCCGGTCGCCACACCGAACACGACCATGTCGTTTTCGATACTGGCCGGGACCGTCCCGAGCGCGCCGTCGCCCACCGTGTTGTACACGCCGCCGAGATTGCTCATCGTTCACTCCTCGCTAGAGGGGGTTGTCATTCACCAGCTTCAATCCACCCGTCTCCCGGCGTGGATTCGGTCTCGTAGGTCCACCCCGTTGCCGAGGTCGTTGGCACGAGTTCGTCGAGCACCGGCACGTCGATCGTGACGGTCAGTACCACTGCGTCCCCGTTCGTCAGCCAGTGGTCGGATTCGGCCCCCGGCGTGACACGTCTCGGGCGAAGCGACGTGGACGCCAAGCGTTGCAGCGCCACCAGTTCGTTGGCCCACAGGTCGCGCACCTGGGCCGCGTCCCGGCCCCAGACGTGGATTTCGACGAGCTGTTGCTCGATCCACAGCATGCGCGGGTTGCCGCCAGGTAGTCCACCGCCGAACTCCGACTCGGCCGCTATCCACACGACTCTGGGTGGAGCGCCGCGTTCGTTGAGGTTCGTGCGGCCGAACAGGTGAGACACAGAGGACGCGCCGAGCTCCACGACGACAGCGTCCATGAGCTGTTCGAGGTTGCTCTTTGCCATGGTCATCCGCCGAAGTGCGCGTGCATGAAGTCGTCAGCCGCATCTCGGGCCCGCATGTCGAGCTCGGGAGGCATGCCACTCAGAGGCGCGAAGGGCCGCGGCGGGATGACCACGCGACGGGCGAACACGAACCCGGACGCGCTGCGCTTGGCGTGCTGTCCACGCTTGCCCTTGCTGACCTGGGTGAAGCTCGATCCAGCCCACCGCAAAGCCTTCTTGCGCTTTGGCACGATGGTGGCGCCGTACTGGTGGGTGGTGGCGTAGATCCTTCCGACGCTCACCTTCCAGCCCGTGGCCGTGACCGCAATGGGCGTCGAAGCCGCACGCATCAGGCCAGAGTTCATGAGAGGCTTCTGCCCGCGTCCGTTCGCTGACGACCGAAACTTGAGCGGCGCCCACCTGTCCCCGTACGGGCTGCGCGACTGCTGAAAGCAGTCCATCATGAAGTCGCGGTACTCTTCCGCGAGATTCGCGACGAAGGCTTGCTTCATCGATGGTGTCGAAAGCCTGCGAAGCTGGGCGCTCAGCCGCCGAGCCTTACCGAAGTCGCCTACGACGCCGCCCATCACCACCCCCGAAGAGACTTGGTGTAGACGAACGCGCCGCCAGAGCTCTCCTCTGGCGTGCTGTCCACGATGCCGTCCGGCGAGATCTTCCCCTCCGAGACGCGCTCGAACCATCGGATGGCGTCCTCGTACATCGTGCGGATGTGCTCGTCGCTTCCCTCCGGAGCGTAGCCGATCGACGCCATGAACCGGTAGGCCGCGACCGCCGCGGTGTGCCCGGACAGGTCGTCACTCCAGCTCACGAGCGGAAGGTCGTACTGACCCCCGAGGTAGCCCGCGGCCAGATCGCTGCCGTGCACGAGCGCCCGGTTCAGCTTCTGGGCGTCCACGCCATCGAGGATCGAAGGCCCAAGGCTCAGAGCTTCCAGGTCCTTTGCCGTGGCGAAGAGTTGCCGAGCCGCTCCCGCCACCGCGATGGTGGCGTAGGTCCCCGCCAGCGTCCACGACGCTCGGACGTACCTGTCCAGCCCGACCACGACGAGCTCCGCCGACCCAGCCGCCTCCATCGTGACCGAGTCCACTGGTCGCCAGGTCAGCTCGTCGGGCGACGTCTCCACGGTCACGGTGAGCGATGGATCGGTTCCCTCGAGCGCCGCCACGACCACGCGCAGCTTCGCGGCAGATCGGGTCGCAGCAATGTCGACCACCTCGCCACTTCCCGCCGAGGACACCGTCGTGACCGGCTGGAGGGTGATGGACAGCTTGTTCATTGCCACAGGCCCTTGATCGCGCTCTCGTGCGCCTGGATGTTCTGCGGGGACGTCGCCAGCACGGTCGCGAGGAAGTCGTCACACCGCTTGCTGTACGCCTCGTGCTGCGAGTCGTGCACTTGCAGGACGGACGCGAGTAGGCGCCCCCCCGCGACCGCGTCGAAGCCGTCGTAGCGGTAGCCTATGCCGTCGGGCAGAAGCTCCGAGTTGTGCACGAGCGGGTAGTGGCCGTGCAGGGCGTCGTAGTAGGCGTAGTTCAGCCCGCATTCCCACTGGTGGCTGACCACGACGTCCGTGTGCGTGCTCAGGAAGTAGGGCGTGTTGAAGCGGCCCTCGAAGCTGCACTTCCTCGCCTTCCACAGGTCGAGCGCGGAGGCCCACGAGTTGAACGTGAGGTGCTCTTTGAGGTGGAAGGTGTTGGTGAGGTAGACGTGCTCCACCAGGTCTGGCCGAAGGCGGTACGCCTGCTCGATCACGCACGCCGGGATGAACGAGCTTTTCACGACGTTGATGTTCGGTTCGAACACCCCGATGCGCTTTGCCTTCGCCCCAGGCTTGTATCCCCACGCACCGTCTGGAAGCTCCGTGATGGCCTTGTCGACGAAGAGGGGCTCCCAGATGTGAGGGAGATGCAGAACGGGGGCCCGGTACATCGTCTGCCACCAGGCTGCGTTCGTGCGCATGTGCTGCGCGGTCGTCCACACCTGGTCGTAAACGGCGCCATTGAAGATCGCGCCTGCGTCACGGGAGAACAGGACACGCTCCATGTCGATGACGTATGCGTTCCCGAACTTGTAGGCGACCACGCGGCCGCCGCGCGACCGGACCGATGCGATGCTATCCGCCGAGACCTGGGCCCCGGCTTCGATGAGCACGTCTACCTGGTCGAGGACCTCCCCCATGCGCACGAACTCGAGTTCGAGCCCGTCAAGCATGAGCGCTGGATGGGGCTCGGCCTCGTGCCCTCCGTTGACGGCGAAGACCTTCCCCACGAGGCCAGAGGCTCGCAGCAACCGGACCAGGAAGACGCAGTTCTGCGCCGCTCCGTTGTCCCAGATGCTGTGACGCTTGTCCCCGTGGAGGAAGAAGGTCACCGCTACGTTTGGGCGGTCTCTCATCAGGCGTCGATCGAGGCGATGAGCGAGGAGATGGCCGCATCAATGGAGGCGACGTCCGCCACTTCCGTCGACAGGACGACGGATGCGACCGCGGTGATGGAAGCCGCAGAGGACGCCGTGGTGCTCAGCGCCGTCGACAGATTCACGGAATCCTTGGCGGTGAGGGATGCGTCACCCGATGCGATCGTGCTCAGCGCGGTGGACAGGTTGACCGAGTCCTTCGCCGTGAGGGAAGAGTCTGCGCTGGTGCGCGTGCTCTCCTCGGTGCTCAGCCGCGTGGTCAGCGACTCGTAGGAGGAAGCCGAACTGAGCTCACCCACGCTCTCGTCAGCCGACAGGCGGGTCTCGAGAGAGGCGACCGCGGACTGCGTCGGTCGCTGCGTGAAGGTCAGCGAGGTCGTGCCGACGGTGATGCTGCCGGAGGTCGTCAGCGCGTACTCGAGTCCAGCGTTGGCCGTGCCCGTCGCGACGAACAGGTGCACGCCGCCGCCGTTGGCGATGGCGAGGTCGGACAGATCGTGCCGCGTCATAGGTGCATGGGCGCCTTCGACCTTGCCGACCTTGTAGACGCCGTTGTCCTCGGTCGCCGTCTGGTTCTTGAGCAGGACGAGGTTGCCTTCGACGAGGGTGACCCCGTCCATGGTGGTGGAGCAGGAGGCGAGGTCGGCGACGTTCCCGGTGCTGGCCGCGATGACGGTGAGCAGCAGCCGGGCGCCGTTCTGCGGAAACCCGTAGGGAGAGAACATGGATGGTTCTGCCTTTCAGCCGCAATGGGCGGCGGATGTGTTGATCAGACGGCTTCCCCGCTCACGGAGTACGTGGCGGTGGTGGTGCCCCCGGCGAGCGCCCAGTTGGCGCGCGCGTACCGGTCGCAGCCGGGGAAGGACTTGCGCTCGGCTCCGGTGGCGTTGGCGGCGGCAAACGCGCCGAGGCTGCGCCACGTGGTGGCGTCCTTGGACGTGTAGACCGTCACGGTGAGGGTGGTGCCTGCCCCGAGGGCGGCCACGGTCAGGTCGAGAAGAAGCGTGCCCTTGGCGCCCACCTCCACGGTGGTGCCGTCGCCGCTTGCCCCGTCGACTTCCTTGCCGCTGTCCAGCACGATCTCGTCGAAGTGCTCCAGGCGGCGGGTCCGTTCGTTCTTGTACGATCCCATGGTCAGGTCTCCATCGCCGCGAGGGCGGACAGGACAGACTTCGCCGCCCGCCGGGACATGCCCCTGCGGACGAGCTCGTCCTCGGTTGCGTCTTGGAGGTCCTCGACCGCCGCGTATCCGGCAGCCAGGACATCCTCCCGGCGGGGGAAGTCGGCGGGCAAGTCGGTGCCAGGCACCTCGGTGTCCCGGATCTTGCGGTACACGCCGCCAAGCTCCGACTTGCGCTCGTCTGCCCCGTGCGACTGCATGGTGAGCACCCGCCGGTGGTGCAGCAGCATCGACTCGTTCGCCATGCCGTGCCTCAGTTGTGGGTGAGCAGAGCGACGCCGGGCTTCGTCTTGCCGGGCAGGCGCTTGTAACGGTGCACGACCGCGTAGGTCGAGACCACGATGACATCGGCGCCAGCAAGAATGTCGCGGCCAGTCTCGACCTCGGGCGTGCCGTTGTACCAGCACACCCCGGCTCCCGGGTTTGCCAGGACCGTGGTGTACTTCGCCGGGGTGATGCCCGCGGCGGCGGCGAGACGGTCGCTCATGCCGACCGGGTAGCCCACGAACGTGCTCAGCCCGCCGGTCTGTGGACTGACGAGCAGGTTGCGCCCCGTGGCGTCCTTGAGCTTCCACATGTCGTTCTCGACCTTGCTGTGGGCCATAAGCAAGGAGCGGGCACCCGCTTCGTCTCCCCACTTGGCGCGGCCGTCGATGACCAGGTCGCTGTCGATCGTCCGGGGCGTGGTGGCGCTGTAGACGTCCACCGTCATCGCGGGCAGGCTCGCCACGAAGGATAGGATGAGCATGCGATCGATCGCGCCTTCGAATCCCGCGACGGCCTGCTCGGCGGCCTCCTCGTACGGGTCCTTTCCGCCCTCGCCCTTGGCCCCGGCCATGCGAGCCCAGTCCGTGATGGAGAACGCCTTGCCGATCCGGTGGACCGTGGCTTCCTCCTCGGTCTGCGTGATCTTGGTCGGCGTGAAAGCGGAACCGTCGGCGAGCGACTCCCACTCTCCGATCGAGCCGAAGTAGGGGACCTTGACCTTCGTGCCGACGGCGTCAGGCCCGCCGGGGAAGGACGAGTTGAGAATGGCAGCGCCGGTGCCCCACAGGGCGTTGACGCCAGCCGCGAAACGAGCGGAGACAGCTTCGGTGAGCTCCTCCACATCGACCAGATCCGTGATCTTCGTTGTCATGGTGTTTCAGCTCCTTCAGACCGAAGTCCGCGCCAGATGCTCGGCCTTGAGGGCCTTCGCGAGTTCAGGGTTGGTGCGCTTGAGCACAGCGCGCTGCGTGTAAGACAGCTCCTCCCACTTCTTGCCGCTGGCGGTCGCCCCAGCCGCGCTCTCGTCGGTGTGGTTCGGCTTGGAGGCCAGAACGACGGGGAGGGTGTCGATGAGGCCCTTGAGCCGGTCGGGGTCGTCCAGTCCGATGGCGCGGAGGTTCGCCTCCATCGCGACGGTGACCTTCTTCTCGGAGATGCCCCTGGTGATGAGGTCGTTGACGCGAGCCTCGCTGGCGCCCTTCTCGAGCTCCACGATCTTCGCCTGGGACTCCTCGAGCTTCTTGGCCGCCTCCGACCACCCCTCGAGCTTGCCGATCGCTTCGCTCACGGTGTTGGCCCTGGTCAGCGACAGGATGCTGCGAGTCGCATGGATTGCCGAGTTGATCGCCGCGTTCACCTCGGCGTCGGTGGCGTCGGACTTCAGGCCGAGCGCCAGAATGAGAGCTGTGCGTTCCATTAGGGAACTTCCTTTCTCCGCCTTGGCGGAATCCTCCGTGGCACTCGGCGCACGGAAACTTCTCTGATCGAGGGGGCGCGCCGCGGCGAGGGGCTGGGTGAGGGGCGCGTAGGTGCGAATGACTTCCTGCGCGTCGTCCGCGAGCTTCGCTTCCTGCCCCTCGAGCACGTACCCGCGGCGGTACAGCTTGCCAGCCACCTCGTAGACGACCGAGTCGTCGTAGACGGCCTCGACCCACGGGTATTCCTCCGGCATCCTGACCCGAAGCGCTCGGTCAATCGCTCGCACGATGACGTCGAAGGACAGGCCGGCCTCGAGACGCCGGTCCGCGATGGCTGCGACAGGCGCGATGCCCAGCATTGCCGGGTCGTTGGTCAGGGCGATGTTTCGGATCTCGACGACACGGCCCGTGGCCACCTCGACGTCGCACCAGGGCGAGAAGTACCCCCACTCGAGGTCTTCGATTGCCTTCTTCGCTGCGGGGGTCCACGTGATGCGCACCGCCCACAGCTCGGGCCCGGACTCGCTGTCTCGCACCTCGAGGTCGAACCATCCGGCCGCCTTCTGGTGCTGAGGGTCGGGGTCTGCCGACTCTAGCGCATGCGGGCGGGCGTGGGCGTAGTCGAAGTGCAGGCGGATGCCACGCTCCTCGAACGCTGCCATGACCGCGGCCGCAGCTTCTGCGTCGAAGACGATGGGCCCGCTGTAGGACGGATTCGTGCCGGCCCGGAACACGAGGATCTCGGACGGAGCCGTCCCCGCCAGCTCCTTCGCCAGCAAGTAGCGCTTCTTCTTCATGGTGATTCCGTTGCGGCGTCAGCCGCACAAACGCACGCCGCCCAGCTTGCGGCCGGGCGGAGTCATCTCTTGCGATTGGCCGTCAGTACACGGCGCCGGGGGAGTCTTCCCCGGAATCCCTCTGCAGGATCGCAGCCGCTTCCGACGGGATGTCTTGCTCGGCTGGCACGTAGCTCGTCTCCACGAGGTTCGCTCCGAGCCGACGGGCCTCCTGCTCCAGGAACTTGTGCAGGAGCCAGACGCTCAGCGGGTCAAGCCGGACACCACCATCCGGAGCTGGTCCCACTCCCACAGGGGCGCGGAGGTCGATGCCTACCCTGACGATCTCTGCCATCGGCCCGGCCCCGGAGACAAGCACGCTCCCGCGGTCCGTCCACCGGACCGATGTGCCGTCTTCGAACCGCCACCGATGAATCACGCCGAGCCTCCCAGGCACCCGAGCACCCACCAGAAGTGCTCACGATCCAGATGGTAAGTCCAGAATGGGTCGAGCGCCAGGTACTCGATGCCCATCGAGAGCAATTCCGTGGCGTCGAAGCCGTACACCTTCCCACAGTACGGGTCGAACCACATGTCTCGCTTCGCCAGCTCGTTGAGCTTGTACGACTTGCCAGTGAGCGACCGGAGGCTCTTGAGCATCTCTCCCGCGGTCCTCGCCTCGAACAGCGCCTTGGCGGACTTGAGGATCGCGGGGTTGCTCACCTCGATAGCGTGGCCCCACTCGTGCAGAATCGACCGGAGGCTGTACGCCTTGACGATCGGGGTCGAAGCGAAGACGTCACAGGACGCCCTCGACGACGGCTTGAGCCACCGCAGCACGGACTTGGTCGTGAGGCCGCTGTCGAGGTGGGCGTCCAGCCAGGCCTTCGCCGCCTCGAGCTCGCCGGAGGGGCCCTTGCCGATCACCTTCACCATCGCCGCGGTGCCAGGCTTCGCCTTGACACCGTCGAGGTGCCCGAGGATGGCAGCCATCGGGTCTGCGTACTTCACGCCGAAGAAGTCGAGCGAGGATGCCAGGTCCCGGACCGGCGTGTTCGGGAAGGACTTGGCGAGCGCCTCGATCTTGGCGAACTTGTCACCGGCTCCGACGTGCTTTGCCAGCCCGTGCGCCCGAACGAGCTCGGCCGCGCGCTCTGCCGTCATGTCGAGGCCTCGTTCCTGAGCCGCTCTGCCCCAGGCCGCCGCCTTCGCTGCGTCTCCGAGGTGGGCGAAGCTCTTTTCCCAGTGCGCCGCCGTGTGCTCGGGCTTTGGCGCCTTGGCCTTGGGAGCGGCCTTCGGCTTCTCGGCCTTCGGCTTGGGAGTCGAACGGGGCTTACCCGTCCTCTTGAGCCTCCCCTCAAGCTCCTTGCGGATGTCCTGCGGGTACTTCTTCGTGTCGGGCTTCCACTCCGAAGCCCCAGGCTCTAGCCCGAATCCGTCTTGCGCCGGCTCGTCCGTAGGCTTCTTCGTGACGCCTTTGGCCTCGGCCTGCGACCGCCTGAGTGACCGGACGATCGACCTGCACCCGAAATGCAGCGGAGGGTAGTGGGTCTTCCACCACGGGTCGTCGTGAGGCAGGATGGTGCCGTCCGACTTCTCGCACATCAGCGAGGTGCGGTTGTCGAGGATGGCATCGAACTGCCAGAACGGCCGGACCTTCACGATGGCCGGGTCGGACTGCTGCTTGTGCCGACCCGCATTGTACGCGGCTTGCGCGTTGGTGCGGAAGATGGTCTCGAGTCGCCACGCCGGGTTCGGCACGCTCCCAGCCCATGCGTCGATGAGCTGTTGTCCTACGTCGCGCTTGAAGTCCTCGAGCGTCGTGCCGTTCGCAACGGCACGGTCAAGAGCGAGAAGCACGTCACGCAGAAGGTCGGCTTGCGCCACGCCTGCGACGGTGAACGCCTTGCGCTGCGCTTGTTCGTCGAGGGTGTCCCACACCGACTTTGGTACAGGCACCCGAGCCAGGAGCCATGCGGCCGCAGCGGAGAACTCCTCCACGTCAGTCGATGCGGCCCACGGCGCAGTCATTCATCACACCCCGGTCGGGTCGCCGAAGGCCCAGTACTTCACGATGCCGTCTCCGGACTGCTCGGCGCTGGTCGTCACGGTGAGAGCGGTGATCGGGGTCGCGGAAGGCTCGGTCGGGAAGGCGATGATGACCATGCCTCCGGTCGGAATGGAGAACGGCTTCTCGGTACCATCGTTGAACTCCACGTCGAGTTCCTGACCCGACTCGTTCTTGAGCGCGATCCCGGTGGCAGCCGTGCCGATCCCGGCGAGGGAAATGGGCAACTCGGTGCTGGCCGCCGTCGCGTCGGGAATGTCAAGTTCACCGTAGGTCATGGCCTGGTAGGGAACCGAGACGACCTGGGTAGGGGCGGCAGCCACGGCGCCGCCGGGGTTCGGGTAGGACAGCGAGAGCGAAAACGTTGCGGTCTTGTCGGCCATTGGTGCGCTCCTTTACAGGTCCTCGACGACGGATGCCCTGCCGGCAAGCTCCGCCAAGATTGTCGCCTTGTGCACCAGCGACTCGAGGGCAGATGGGTTGGTGGTGTTCTCGTAGTGCTTCGCCAGTTCGGCCCTCAGCCTTCCAGGCCAGTCGCCGCCGTCTTCCAAGCCGTCGATGAGCTCGAGAAGAGCTGCCACGTCGGGCTCGATCGCCGCCGCCGCGGACTGCACCGCACCGGCGGACGCGGTATCCACGAAGGACTGCCCGCGGATCGCTCCGGCCGCTTCCGATGGGTCGTCTCCTGAGGCCAGGGCGATGGAACGCGCCGAGAGCTTCGCCTCAAGGATGGGCCCAACGATGCGTGGCACTTCGGCTTGCATCGCAACCAGGAAGCGTTGTTCTGTCATCGCCACTGCATCAGCGACAACTGCGTCCCAGACAGGGCGCTGACGGCTCGCCTTGATGTCGCCAGGCTTGTCTTCGGCTTCGGTTTCGGGCGCCAGCTTAGGCTCAGGCCCGACCGGCTCTTCCCACTCCTTCCCGTCGACCACTGGGAGCCTGAACATCCGAGCGTATGCCTCGTTGTCCACGGGAGCGCCGAGCGCCGTCCACTTCTGCAGTGCATCAGCCGCGTCGATGAGGGTCTTCGCGAGGGCCGCGGTGTCCGCCGGCGGCGTCGTGTCGCGCTTCGGCCACGGGGCCTTCTTGCCGTCTCCGAAGTTGAAAGAGGCCCACCACCAGATGAGCTGGGACCGCAGCGTGGTGGCGCTCGTCTCGTCGTCGGCTCGGATGATCGACGCCGCTACGGCCTTGTGCACCTCGGCCGCGGCGTAGCTTCCGCCGCTCACCTCGGTGGAGAGGTTCTGCCCGAGGATGCGAATGGTGATGGCCGTGTTCGCCATCTCCACCTGGGCCTTGAAGGTCTCCCAGGTGTTGGCCTCCGCCTCGATGAGCTTCAGGTCGTAGCCGGGCGGCAGAGCAATCGACGTCTCGCGCCCGAGATCCTGCAGGTCCGCCGCGAGTTCGTCGCGGTGTTCCTTCTTCGTCTCGGCTTGTGCGATGCCCACGAGCACGCCTTGGCCGTGACGCTCCGAGTACCGCCCCCAGTCGTCTACAGCATAGCTCTTGAGCAGCCACCACCGAGACAGGCTGCGCCACGCGCCGCGAGCCCATGGCCGCTTCGCGCCATACGGCATGTAGACGATCCAGGTGCCGTCGCCCGGAGTGACACGCACCTCCGACCCGGCCCGCTGCTTGGCGAACCAGGCCTTCTGCTCGTGGTCGTAGCGCAGAGCAGACGGGTGGATGACGTCGAATCCGATCGACCCATCGTCCCGATGTGGAAGGAGCCTGACCCCGCTCGGCTGTTCGACACGCTCCCAGCTCGCCACCCTGCCGACGCCGATGCCGAGGATGATGCCCCACTCCATCCACTCGGACAGCGTGTCCTCGGGAACCATCTCCCACCAGTCTTCGGCGAGTTCGTCGACCGGAGACTTGGCGTCCTGCTGCGGGGGCTCGAACGTGATCGGTAGGCCGAGCAGCCCGCGGATGCGTACCTCACGCAGGCACCCGGACAGGCGGTCATCGGCGAGGATCTGGTCGCAGAGCTGGGCAGCGAGCCGAAGCGAGCCGGAGTCGGCCATCCGCTCGGCTTGCTTGATCAGGCGCGGGGTCCACTCGATCGCGGACGCGCGAGGAGGCTCCTCGGCAAACGAGGCGGCCTTGGGGGCTCTGGGGGCAGGCGACGAAGCAAGGCTCACGGCGGCCGCGATTGCGAGCACACGCCTCCCCACCTGAGTGAGGGTGTTGCTCGTAGCGTTTCGCCAGTTCATCGTCCTCTTGCGCTGCGTCTGCCTCTGCGAATTCCGTCGTAGTCCTGGAGCTTCTTGTTCACGTCCAGGAACGAGATGCCCCACACCAGCGCGTCGACCCTATCAGGCGACGTCTCATCGTTCGCCGGGTCCCATCCGCACATCTGGTCCTCCAGGCGCCCAAGCATCCCGAGGTGATGTACCCGGCCCTGTTCGTAGAGGGTCGAGATTGGGTCCGCCCGAACCGCCTTGCCCCTCGACGCGTGCACCGACTTGAACGGAGGGGCGTCGTCGCGCTCCACCTGCACGTTTCGCTCGACGAGGTCTCCGCCGTTGTTGACCTCGCCGACGATGTAATCCGCTTCCCAGCGGTCAAATGCTTCGAGGGCTCGAGCGGCCCATTGCGCTGGCGAGTAGACCCCAGAGAGGTCATCCAGCACATAAGCGTGCCCGTCCTCTCCCAGCCCCACGACGATGATGCCGGTCTCGTTCGACTTCGGGTTGGTCGAGACCGCCGGGTCGATTGCGACAACGACCCGCCGCATCTGCGGGAGATTCTCCCGCGACATGACCCGCAAGTCGTCGATGCGAGTCCGGACCCATAGAGCGTTTGGGTTGTCCTCGAGAATCTCCGCCTCGAGTTCCTGCCGTCCCAACCTCGTACCCTCGTACTCGCGGATGATCTGTTCCAGGAACTGCTTTGCCAGGTTGGCTCGATTGTCGTATGTCGTGCCCTTCGTCAGCGCGACATCCTGCCCGCCTCGGGCGACAAGGGCCTTGATGAGCGGCGTCGGCCTTGGCGTCGTGGTCACGATGCCCTGTGGGTTCGACCCCAGCCGGAATCCGAGCTGCAACTGCGTCCACGCGTCCGGGTACCGCCAGCTCGCGAGTTCGTCGGCCCAGAACGAATCGCACTGCTTGCCGCGGAATCTGTCTGGCTTCTCCGCAGTGATGCAAAGCGCCTTCGCCCCACACTTCGGCCATACAACCTGGCTCTTGTTCGCCAGATATAACGGCTTGTTCCATGGAGGCGAGACGGCCAACAGGCCCGACTCGCCCTCGATCATGATGTCCCGAATGTCGTCCGACGTTGGACCTGCGATGATGAGTCGCTTGCCTTGACCAGATTCTACCCTGTCACGAACCCACTCTGCGCCAGTTCGCGTCTTGCCGTACCCTCGTCCGGCAAGAATGAGCCATATGACCCACGCCCACACGGGCGGCAGCTGCTGCTCTCTGGCCCAGACTCCCTTCCAATCGTACAGGAGGGCTCGCGCCGTCTCATCCGGGAGCGTCGCTATCGCCTGGCGAACCTGCCCCGGGCTCATCTTGCGGAGCAAGTCGCGCAAGCGCGTCGGCAAGCTGTCCACGGGCATCCTCGATTTCGATTGCTCCACCGTCTGGGCCACTCACCTCTGCTCGCGAGGGGGCGTCCAGTCCGAGCAGCTTGGCGCGCCTGTCCTCGATACGGAGCGCGGAGTCGATGGCCCGCGGGTCTCCTCGCTTCACCTTGCCTCGCAGCGCGTACAGCATCGCGTCGAGTCGGTGGATCTGCTGGTCTCGAACGTCCGTGGCTGTCTCCGCCGTCTGCTCTCGAAGCTCCGCGAACCTGGCCTGGACAAGCTTCCAGGCGCCCTGGCGCGTGATACCGAGAGTCCGCCCGATGGCGTCGTAGCTCATGCCGTCCCGTCGAAGTTCGAGCGCCATCGTAGACCGGTCACGAGCTCGGATCCTGTGCGGCGTCACCTTGGTCGTCTGGACCTTTGCCGCCTGCTTCTTCGCCATGACCCGTAAACCTGCCCGTACGTCAACCCCACGACCACCGAAAGACGAACCGCATGCTCCCGCACCGGCACGCCGTGAGCGGGTCCGGCACCTCGAGCTCGAACACGGTCCGTCCGTCTACCTTCATCTCCCTCGAGATTCTCGCCCCGGCCGCCTTGAGCCGGTCTAGGTCAGCTTCCGCCTTGCATGCGACGCACCTGCACGCGAAGCCTACTTCCACGTCCTGCTCGAACACGGCCATCGGCCAAACCGTAGCAGCGGAGAAGCGTCAACGCCAGGCTCCGCAACGGGGAGGTTCCGCGCGGTCGGGGCCGGCCTGGCACGACCCTCAGGAGGGGGAAGGAGGCCCGACGGTGATGAGGCGCCGGGGACGAGAGACCAGCCGAAACGAAGACGGCTCGCCACACGTCCTCGGGGCCTCGCGCGCGATCGTGTCTGCGCTGAGGTTGACGCCGTTTCGCTCTCAGCTTCGCTGAATCGCGAGTTACTCCGTCCGGGCTCCGCCCGTCCGGTTGCCCTCACCCCCTACCCCCTCTCCCAGAGACACGAAGTCCTACTGTAAGGGTGGGACACAATTACGTTCCCTCGCTTTTCCGTCTTTCCAACTTCGCTCGTATGCACGCGCGCACGCGACACATCACCGTCGCGTACTCCTGGGGCCGCCCGGGGCCATGCGCGACCGGAAACATGATGCCGCACCCGCACGCGCAGAACCGCTCTTCGATCCCCTCGAGCCTCCGAATCTCGGCAAGAATCGCTCGAATGTCGCGCTGGTCTGCCTTGCGCTCCCGATCCCGTTCTCGCTCCTCCTCGGTCCGCTCTGCGACGTACCGGGCCTCGGCCTCGAACCGTTCCTGCCTCGCGACGGCCCCCGCGTCGCAGAACTCCTCGAGCACTTCAGCCGCGAGATCGCGCATAGTACGCCTCCAGCGCAGCGGAGAGCATGACCCTCGCCCTTTGCACGAGCTCGTCGACGATCGAGGAGTCCGCTTGACTCGTGGACATCGAGAGCATTTCGAGGGCGCCGCGGGGCCCGAGGGGCGGGCGGTGCCGGCGGGCCCGACGAGCGTTGATGACGGCGACGGCCTGCTGCACCGTGTCGAGCTGGCAGAGCAGGGCGACCGAGATCCCGCACAGGCGCGATTGATCGCCGAACTGAAGCTCGAGCACGGCGCGGTCAGTGGGGGAGAGCTGCCGGACGCGGGCGAAGATCCGGCGGGCATCGGCCAGCTTGCGACGGCGAGCGTGGAGCCGCTCGATGGCGTCGTCGCTTGCCGAGCATGTCGAACGGGTCTCTCGGGCCGGTTGCTGCGCTTCCAGCCACTCAGGTGCCCCCTGCGACCACACCTCTCGCGCCTCAAGCCTTCGCCCGGAAAGCGCCATGCGATCCATCGACGCTTCGAACCCAGATTGGACGCTCCGCACGCCAAGATCCGCCTCGGCCCCTCCGCCGAAGTACCACTCGAGTTCCAGCAGGTCGTCCGTGCTCATTTCGCCTCCACCGGCACATGAGGGGTCGTCGGCTCCGCAGGCGTCCCATGCACGACGAGCCTAACGGCGCATCCGAGGTCGATCAACTCCTCGCCTTGCGGGCACGCTCGCACGATTGCCCCGGCGAGACGGCGAGCCGACGCGTGGTCGATGTGGATCTCGGTCACCTGTCCTCGTTTGCGGATTTCAATCACGTTGGACCTCCGTCCTTCGAATCCTTGCCGCCTAGAACGCGTAGACCGCCCCGGGCCGTCTCCTTGCCCGTCGGGAGGTCCACGGGCGCGCTGGCTGTGGCAAGGGGTTGGCTGGGCCACACCGTGAGACGCCTCCCGTCCCTTCTGATCTCCAGCCCCGGGACGAGCCCCTCTTCGATGCGCTTGGCGAACGCGCCGCGGGCCGTCATCGCGCTGTGGTAGTGGTGGTCGATGCTGTCGAACAGCTCGCGGAGTGTGCATCCGGGGCGGTGCCGGACATGATCGGCGGCACGCCGGCACGTCTCGCGAAACGGCGTCCACTGCCCACCGGCTTGGGAACCCGCGGCAAGAGCGGTGCGGTGCTCGTCGCAGAGATCCTTGGTCCACCGGGTGGTTGCGCGGCGATGCAGGTTGGCCCGGCGCGTCTGCTGCACCCGCATACCGTCAGCCCATCGATCTTGCCTCACCTCGAGCAGCCCAACCCCCTCGTGCGCCAGCAGGCTCCGGGCGAAGTGTCGCGGCTCCCTCGCTTGCGGGACTGCGACGCTGACGAGGTGAGCGTAGTGCGTCCGAGCAAAGGCTTGCTCGATCAAATCTAGGGATAGGCTCGTCTTGGTCTCGATGACCCAGACGAGCGGGCGCAGACGGGCCACGATGTCGGCTCTCCCGCCGTCGGGGAGCGTGACTTCCTGCCACGTCTCCCAGCCATCACCGGATAGGAATTGCAGCACGGTGGCTGCTAGGTCGGTTTCCTTCATCGCTTGCCCTCATGGCACTTTCGCCCACGGTGCTTCCCCATCCACTCCCAAGGCAGGCCCCAATCCGCATCCACCTTCTCGGAGTCACCACACGCCGTGCAGACGAACTCTTCGCCCCGGCACAGTATGGGATCGGGCTCCAGGTGTGACGTGTCGCGAGCCTGCCGCGCGATCTCGTCGGGGGTGAGCTTTGCGCCGGTCACATTGCCACCCCGAATACCGACGCGGAAAGCCTCTCAGCCTGCTCTCGAATCCGCGCCACCACACCGCGCGCCTCGCTCGGGCTCGTCACGACGGCGTACACGCCGCCGGCGGCCTCGTGCATCGCCTGCCACTCGCGTTGCTCCGCGCTCTGCTGCTCGTCGTAGCGCTTGACCTCGAGAGCCACCGACCGACCGCACACCACGCCGAGGATGTCCGCGGTTCCCTTCGGAGCCGCCTTGAACAGCCCTCGGCCAGTCTCCCCGGCCTTCGTGGTGTAGTCGTACACGCGCCTGCCGCTGTTCGCGCGCCACCAGTACGCTTGCCCGTCGCGCGAAACGTAGAGCCCGGTTCGGACCCACGAGCCCTTACCTGTTTTCCTGGATACCTCGTATCGGCGCCGTTCGGCACCAAGCGAGGCCAGGATCCAGGCTTGGATGTCCTTCTCGAGCGGGCCGGTGAGTGCGAATCGCTTACCCATCGACGCGCCCTCCGGACGTTGCCGCCCACGCAAGCATCTTTGCTCGCTGCCGCTGCTTGCGTGACTCCTCGGCAATACGCTGTCGCAGCGCGATGAGGCTGCCTTGCTGCCGCAGCGTCCAGCCGATCTTGAGCCGGCGCGCTTCCTCGATGAGCCGCCGCCGCCGTTCGGCCCCCTCGCGTAGGCGCTGGGACAGCTTCTCAATTCGGTCGGTGGGGGTCATCGCTGCCTCGCGTCGTCGTTCTCTCGCCACTCGCGAATCCGATCGCGCGTCCGCTGTAGAGCCTCCGCCGCCAGCAGCTCGATCGCGACGGTAATGGCGTCGGTCCTGTCAATCTTGCGCCCCTCTTCCGCCGCCGCCACGATGCGCTTGGCCGCCTGATGAGCTGTCGAGCAAATCGCCATCAGTACCTCCCATCGGGTTCGTATCCGGGTTCCAAGTCGTCGAACCGTGTGAACGCCTTCGTGAATGCGATCTGCGCCGCACCAGTGCCGCGGTGCCGCCCCTTCGCCACGTCGGCGTTGATCACGGTCGGCTTGTACGGGTCCGATTGTTCCGCTTCCTCGCTCAAAAACACGATCGCGTCGGCGTCTTGCTCGATGGCACCGGACTCCCGCAGGTCCGAGAGCTTCGGCTTCGGCTTCTTGCCTCGCTTCTCGACCTCGCGGTTGAGTTGGGCGAGCACGACCACAGGCACATCGAGCGACTGAGCCAACCGCTTGCACCCTCGAGAGATCGCCGCCACGCCCTCTTCCCGAGAGCGGTACTTCGGATCGGTCGCGACGAATTGCAGGTAGTCGATCAGCACGAGTCCCAGGTCGAGCCCGAGCTTCTTTCTCGCGATCGAGGCAACGCGCCGGGCCTTCGCGCGAATCGTCGCCATCGTCATGCCGCTTTCGTCGTCGATGAACACTGGCAGAGATCGGATGTTCTGCGCCGCCGCAGTGAGCCGCCTCCAGTCGTCTGGCTGCAAACGGTCCTGGTCCATGAGCCTGCTGTTGACTCGACCCTCGCTACACGCAACGCGCTGCACAAGGCGCTCGCGCCGCATCTCGAGCGAAAACACCGCGACAGCCCTTCCGGCCCTCGCGGTGTTGAGTGCGAAACAATTGACCCCCAACGCCGTCTTGCCCATTCCGGGCCGTGCTGCCACCACAGTGACGTCGCCTGGGTCAGTGCCCACAAGCACCTCATCCAGGCTCGCAAGCCCGGAGATGGCTCTTCGCGTGCGGTCAGCCTTGATGCGCTGTTGCAGGTTCGCAAAGCTCTCGGACACAAGCTCCTTGAGCACCATGGGAACCGAGGCCGCTCGGGCCTCCGAGATCTCGAAGATCGACTGCTCCGCCCCATCGATGAACTTCTGCACGTCCTCCACCGTGCCGTACGCCTCCGCCGCCATGCGCTGCGCTTCGGAGATCAGCCGTCGGAGCCTCGCCTTGTCGCGCACACGTCGCGCGTACTCGCCCACGTTCGCGATGCTCGGGACCTTGTCCATGATTTCGACCAGGTACGTCGCCCCTCCGACCTTCGGCATCTGGCCCCGGTCCTCGAGCCAACCCTTGATCGTCAGCACATCGATCGTCTTGTTCTCCTCGTCCAGCGCGAGAATCGCCTCGTAGATGGCGCGGTGCGCACTGGTGGACACGTCGTCCAGCGACATGATCGGCACGACCTCCGCGATCACGTCTGGCTTGAGCAGCAGGGCCGACAACACCGCGGCTTCCGCCTCGACGTCGCTGGGAGGAATTCGGTCAGACATCGAGCACCCCGATCTGCGCCATGCTCTCCTGAGCTCGACGCTTTGCCGCCTCGCCCCATCCCTTCGGGAGACCGTACTCGCTCAGGCTCTTGAGCAGGTACTCGACGGCATGGCGCTTCGTGGCGAGAAAGTCGTTGAAGCCGTCGTCGCGCAGAAAGCTCGCGAACCAGTGGCGCAAGATCTCCTCGACCAGTGGCTCGGGGTTCGCGCCGGGCTGCCCCCGGTCGGTCAACTCCGAGATCGCCTCGGACAGTGCCCGCTCCGCCAGCGCCTCGATCGCCTTGGCGCTCGCGGGGTTCTCGACGTACTTGCCGTATCCGCGGCGAGACCTCGAGTACATGTCCCGCCACAGCTTCCAGCAGAGACCCTTAGGGGCGGCGGGCTTCATCGGCAGTTGCTTCCCGTTCACCCTCTGCCTTCGAGAGGCTGGTGGGTCTTGAGACAAGATGGGCTGGGACGGTTCCGGTTCTCTGGATTCCGAACCGGGGTCCGGTGCGCCAGCACCCCTCGGAGAGATCTCTTTAAGTTGGGTTGGGTTGGGTTGGGTTGGGTTTAGTAGCGTTACACCAGCGTTTGAAACGCGTTGCAGCAACGGTGTTGAAACGGCGTTACATGAGCGTTTCTCTTCCGCGTTTTTGCTGCCCTTGCTGGCTTGCTTTTCCCTGAATCTACGCAGCCTTTCGCGCGAATTGGCCCTTGCCTTCTCAACCGTCTCTTTGTCCTCGTTCCACTTCGTAAACTCGTGGATAACCCATTGCTTTCCTGGTTCAGTTTCATGGAGCAACCCGCGGTCTACGAGAGTTTTGAGGTGCCTAAACTGGCTCTTCCTTGGCAGATCCATGGCCGCAACGGTCAACGTTTGGGAAGTGATCACGCCATCCGTGAGCTGCTCGCGGGCGTAGGTCAGAAGGTCGACCCAGAGCAACCGGGCGTCCCGATCCATCCCGGCGAACTTCGGATGACGATTCCACCCATCGTGCAGCTTGAGCCACGACATCAGCCTCTCCTCCCAGCAAAAACAGATTCCTCCACCGTCGCGTCCCACGACTCGGTGAAAAGCTCGAGCTGGCCTGACTTTCGAGCCCTCGTCCGCCTCGCGTTCGACGCGTGCTCCTTCGCATCGTGACGGAGATGACATCGCTGGCACAGAGCGGCGAGGTTCTCCTCGTCGTTGTGCGTCGGGTCGTGGTCGACGTGCGCGACCGTCAGGATGACCTTCGATCCCGTGACAGGGTGGGGCTGGTAGTTCTCGGCTCCGCACCACTCGCAGCGGTTTCCCGCCCTCTCGAAGCGGATGCGTTTGGACAGTTCGCGCCAGTTCGTCGGGTACAGCGCCCGCGCTTCAGCCCGGATCGGCATGCTCACCTCCCAGCAGTCCAAACGTAATCTCAACCCCCAGATCGCTTCCCCAGCACTCCCACCCCGGTCTTGCCCTCCGGGCGAACATCTCCAGACGCGGCACCGCTCCAGCCGTGAGCCTCTCGATGACGTCGTATGTCGCACCAGGCTTCGCGCTGTGAGGGCCGCGGGGGGCGAAGACCACCGACCTCACGCCGTGGTCTGTGACGAGCTGGGCGCCACGTCCTCGGACCCCGATGAGGCATACCTCGTGGTCGAGGCGGACGTAGTGACCCATGCCCATCCGCCCGTTCTCGCGCCCCCCGGCAGTCTTCGTCTTCACCCACACCAACTCGCTCTTGAGGGTGAACCCCCAGGCCTGCATCACATCCAGCGCGGCCTGTTGCATCGCAGAGACCCGCCAGAGGAACAGGAGAGAGTCTGGCGCGATCTGTGGCAACCGAATGGCGCAGATGTCTCGCGTCGTCATGGTGCGGTAGTGCTTTGACGCGCCACGACCATTGCCTGGCAGACGGTCCCCGAATCGCCACGGGGGATCGGCAAGCACGACGCGAAATGGAGTCATGACGCCAGCCTCGCCGATGCCACACGCACCGCCTCAGGGCTTGAGTCGATCCCGATGCCGATGCGGCCGAGACGCCGCGCGACGGCAATCGTCGTCCCACTGCCCATGTACGGATCCAGCACGAGATCGCCGGGGTCAGTGGTGGCGAGGATGAGTCGCTCGAGCAACGCCTCGGGCTTCTGCGTCGGGTACCCGGTACGTTCCCTCGCACATGGGGCGATGATGGGGAGGTCCCAGACGTCGCCGAGGGGGCACCCTGGAGACTGCTCCGGCAAGTACTGCACCGTCGTCCTCCTGTCGCCTTGCCAAGAGTGCTTCTGCCTCCGTCCCCCATGAGTCTTGATGGTGGAAGGCGCCAAGGGCTCGTAGAGTTGGTTCCATCGGGACGGAGCGGACGCGTCGCGGACCCACCGAAACAACGTGTCATGCACGCGCTGGAAGTTGCGGGTCTTCGCGGGCCAGCGGCGGTACCGCCAGATGATCTCGCTCGCAAAAGCAGTCCGGTCGAACACGTCGTCTCCGAGCAACCGCACGTGCGCGGATATGTGCCAGTCGACGTGGATGACGCAGCACCCCCACGGGGCGAGCAGATCGCGTACGGCCATGATGCGGGGTGTCAGGTGGGATATGTACTCGGCATACGATGTCCACCGGTCGTCGAACGCCTCTACTCCCTCGCTCGTGACGTGCTTGCGCTGCGTCATGTATGGTGGGTCCAGGTAGGCGAGCGTGACACGCGTCCCGTCGGCCACGAGCTGGCGCATGACGTCGAGGTTGTCCCCGTGATGGATCATCTACAGCCGCATCCATGGGTTCAGGCCGAACTCGACGAAGACCACGGCCGCGATGAAGCAGAGCAGGCGGGTCACGACGCACCCGTCAGCCAGTACTTCGTCCCCCGCTTCTCGCCTTCGCTCGCGACGGCGCCGGAGTCGATCAGCGCCTTGAGCGCCTTTCGAATCTGCGACGCATCGATCTCTTCGTCGCCGGCGTCCGCCAGCGCTCGGATGATGTCGCCCATCCCCATGGGCTCTGAGGTGAGCACGTCGAGCACTCGTTTCGTGGCTTCGTCACTGGCGCCCTTCTTGGACCGCTCGACAAGCACAGTCTTGATCGGCATCGAGGCGAACTTGCACGCCCCCGGCCAGTTCGCGCGCTGCATCGACTTGGTCACGCCGTCGGGGGCTCGTAGGATGACTCCGACGTCCGTGACTTCGACCACGCGGCAGAGTTGCCCATCCATGAGCCAGATCTGGTCCACGTCGACGTCGGGAACCGGAGTCGCGTCCAGCTTCTTGACGTCCTCGTTGAGCTTCATCTGGAGGTCTTCGGACGTCATCTCCCGCGTCTCGACCTCCTCGTCCGTGTCGGTCCGAACGATGGTCACCTTCTTGGCCTTCCAATCGCGCTTCGCCTTGCACGCGACCATGCGCGACTCGGCGCCGTCTCGCACGCACTCGAGTAGGCTGTCGCGTTCGACTTCGAGCTTGGCGATAGCCGTCTTGTAGCCGTCGACGACGGCCTTCTTCTTCTCCTTCTCCAGCGTGATTTCTCGGTGGATGCGGCTTGCCTTGATGGCCTTCTCCGCGATCTCGCTCTCCGTCAATGCGACCTTCAGATTCCGTAGCATCTTCAGCTCTCCTTCTTCACAGCGACGAACCGCGCGAGCAGCGCGCCGTCGCGAATCCGGTGCAGTTCAGTCCCCACCACGCACACGTGCCGATGCTTTCGGTCCAAAGCCTCGTCCAGGCTCGGATACATGCCGACACGCCTCTTGCCGCGGGACGCGATCACGGGCTCACCACGTCGTAGTACCGACTCGCCGTTGTCCCCGATGCGCAGAGCTTCCCCGCGTCCAACAGGTCCTTCAGCGCGGTCGAGAGGGTGGACACCTGGCGGCTCGGGACCGACAGTAGGCGGAGTATCTCCACGGGGCGCAATGGCCGGCCCTGCTGCCGAATCAGCGCCGGGATCTGGTCGAAGAGCGCGAGGCGAAGCGCACCCTTCTCGTTCGGATTTCGGGCTTTTGGGGCCGCTGTTGGCGGCTTCTCCTTCTGCTTGCGATCTGGTCCCTTGCTCGACTCCTTCTCAGAGAACACGATCTCGACCACGCCGGGGATGGTCGTCAGTTCGCCGTTGATCATGATCTGGCTGGATGTTGGGGCTCCGACTTCAACCGTCAGGTCGATAGCCGCCTGGACAGCTCGCAGCACACGCGCCCGGTCGTGTCCCTCGAGCGGAACGAGCAAGTCGAGGACTTGAGTCGTAGAAGCAAGGATGTTAGCGGACATTGCTCACCTCCCCCGAAGCCAGCTTCGCAGCTTCGTGGCGAATCTTCGCGCACGCGATCTCGACCTCGTGTACTTCCCGCATCAAGTCACGAGCCTCAGAAGCTGAGATGCACCCATCGACCATCGCAGCCCTCCACGCCGAGGAGACGTCACCAACCTCCGCGTGCAAGTCGTCGATCCGGTCTCGGAGGGTACGGCACGACTCGACCGGGTCGGGCCCATCGAGGTACGCTAAGGCCGACGTCAAAATGAGACGAGCTGCATCTCGCCCCCTCGCGCTCGACGAGCCCATGACGAGTAGGCGTCCGATGGGCATGGTCCGAGGCATGTCGGCGCCCATCCACCTGTCCACCATCGACCTGGACACGCCTGCGGCGTCGGCGGCGGATTGCCTCGTAAGGCCGGCGGTCGCAAGGGCGGTGGCCACGATCTGTGCCGCCTTCGCTTTGCACTGCTCGACTGTCCAGGCAGCGGGCTTTCGCACTCTGCGGACTGTCGGGCCCTCTCGGCACGCGTCATCTTCAGAGGCATGCCCGTTGACATCCATCCCAATGAAAGCTACGTTTCGCATCGACATCACAACCCTCCTGCGCCCGGCTCCACCCGGGCGTTTGGTTTTTGTAGGCCGTCAGCCCACGGAGCCGCCGCCCGGAGTCGAACCGGGACCTCCCGGGTACAAACCGGGGGCACGACCATCGTGCTGCAGCGGCGAGTGCATCTACAGCACCTCCACACCAGGAATCGCCCACCCATTGCCGCCGTCGAGCATGACGAGACGCACGGCGGAGTCTTCCCGGAGTTCGCGGACGAACGCCCGGTAGTCGCCGAGTCGGCCCTGCTCTCGGGCGTACTCCGGCAGCGAGAGACGGCGCATGTGGAAACGGGGAGGCGTCACGCTGCTTCCTTCGGGTCGACGGTTGCGGCGCGACGTTGCTGCAAGCGTCTCCGCTGTTCGTCGGCGATGGCCTCCCATGCCTCACACGGCACGCCTGTCACTCTTTCGAGTTTCACGGCCTGCCCAACGTGCGGACACTTCTTGCCGCTCTCCCAGTCGCTCCACGTCACCTGGCTGACCCCGACCAGGTCCCCCGCAGCGGTCTGCGAGAGCCCTTGGGTGAGGCGCCACCCTGCCAACATCTCTGGTCCGTTCATCTCACTATTGCGATAGCAATCGTTCGACCACCTGTCAAGTGGCTTGCGTCTATCGCAAAGGTGATTCCGCCGAGGTGGTACGATGCACGACGAAATGACAGCGAAGACCAAGGCCCTCGAGAAGTCTCAGAACGAGACGGTGCGCGCGATCGCTCGCAGGATCGTCAAGGAGCAGTTCGACAAGAACGAGTCGGCCGCGGCGCGCGCGCTCGGGATTTCGCAGTCGATGCTCCACGAGTTCATCGCCGACCCGCCGAAGCGGGGCGCCGGGGTTCGCGTGCTCAACGGACTGGCCAAGTACCTCGGATGGACCATCGATGAGGTGCTGCGCGGGGAACGAACGCTGACGGTCCCCTCACATCTCGACGACGACGCGGAGACCGCCGAGACCATCGCGTTCGCAACGAAGTGGCTGGGCGTGCAGCAGGAAGCTGTTGATCGAGCGATGACACTGTGCAAGGGCGGGACACGGATGCCGGCTAAACAGCTCCTCGAGCAGCTCGTGGCCGCTCAGAACGCGCTGCAGTTCGAGGTGTCGGTCGGGGAGGTCGAGGCGAAGCGTCTTCGCGGGGAGGTGGACGTTGGCGACGAGCTCGACCCGCCGTTGGATCGGTGATGGCTACCGATTGACCAGTGAGCAGTCGGACATCACGACCCGAAAGATCGACATGCCTTCGCACCTGCAATCGACGGTGACGACGTTTCCCCTCGACAGCGCAGCCACCTGGGACGTCCATCGGTCGCTGAACATGCACCGCAGCTTCAGAACCTCGTTCGGCTTGCCGGTGCCGACGACGACCATGATCTCATCGGACATGTCCTTGGCGACCTCGGAAACCTTGCCCGTCACCTCCATGCGCTTGCCGCGATACCACCCGTCCGCCCTCACCTCGTTGCTCTCGTAGTCGGACAGGATCTCGGAGGCTTCCACCTTCATCTTGCGAGCCTGGACGGCCGACGTTGGTGGCGGAGTAGCCGGCTTCTGCTCCTTCGGGTCGGCTGGCGCGTCCTTGCAGCACCCAGCCGCGACGATGGCGACCGCGAGCAAGGCCTTGCGCATCACCCAACCTCGTCCTTCAACACCAGGGCGACGCGCCGAGGGTCGTCTGTCAGCGTCGCCTTCTTGATCCCGGGCCCGACCCGCTCGAGCTCGTCATCCGATGCCCGCGCGAGCCACCGAAGGTCCTCCTCGGTCGGAAGGACAATCTCTCCGATCGAGCGTGCTCGCACCGCCCCTGGAGCCACCACGATGGACGCCGCTACCTCACCAACCTCCCCCAGGCGTAGCGCCACCGCCGTCTGGGTGACGAGGAAGGTGTCGGCCAAGGCCTCGAGGTCGTCTCCAAGTTCGGCCCGCAGGCAGTGAAGGGCTCGCCACGGCATCAGCAGAGCCGCCGCAAACCGGTCGGCTTCTGCCTCGATCCGATCATTCCTGCGAAGGTCGTGCCCAAGAACGGCATGCCCGAGCTCGTGCGCGGCGGCAAACCGGCCTGCCGCGATCGGAAGCCCGTGGGCGACGCGGATGACCGCGCGCCCGCCGTCGCTCCCCAGCTCCGCCATCCCACGAAGCTCCCTCCTCGACACGAACCGAAGCGCGCCGCGTCCGAGTACAGCTTCGACCGCGGGGCGGACAGGGACCCGCACGAAGTCATCAAGGCCTGCCGTTCGCAGCACATGCTCGGCTTCGCCCTCGATTCGCTGCCACGTCATGGACGGATGATCGCTCCATGGAGCCGCTCGGTCCACTTTTCCTGATTCGCTTCAAACGAAACGGAACGGAGTCAAGCCGCGCGCACCGAATGATCTGGTAGCACACTGTGCGCAAAGAATTATCACAAAAACGATAACCATCCTCTTGACTCGATACGCGCTATCGCTATAGTGTGCGTCAGGAGGAACGAACATGGTGACCCGCGAGATCGAAGCTTCTGACCTGGACTTCAACATCGACGCGATGACTCGGCCCCAGAAGGCCCCTGGCCGCATGGCCCGAGCGGGCGGCTTCCGCGTCATGCGCCCGACCAACCGCGGCCCGGTCTGCGTCGCCAAGGTGCCCTCCCGTGACCTGGCTGTTCGGGTCGCGCTCCGCAACGACTGGATCGAGGAGGTGGCAGCGTGAAGGTCCAAATCACCCACACGGTCGTCCTCACCGTCGAGGAGCACACGCCCGAGCATGCGCACGTCGAGCGCGCCCTCTCCACCGTCTACTCGGAGGACGTGACCCGTCACCGTCACGGTGGCGACGTGACCTACCGGATCGCAGCGTCCGACATGGATGAGGTGGCCGAGATTCGCCAGGCGGTGGGGGCATGAAACGCCTCCCCTGCTCCCTCTGCGGTGGCGGCGGAACGGACACGCCTTGCCCAGAGTGCGGGGAGACGCTCCCGCCGAACCCGCTCACGCGGGCTCTGGATGCCGCTCAGGAGACGTTGGAGCCCGTCCTGTACCATCCGGGCGTCGCCATCTCCAACGGCCGCGCCAAGGTCTACGTGGGAGGCTCCGTCATCGCTTCCGTGCCTGTCCTCGGAGGGGACAAGATCGCCGCGGTTCGGCAGGTGACTCGGCGGGCCCTCGAGCAGTCGCGGGTCCGCTGCGCCTGCGGGCTGTCCCACCGGTGGGGCGACCTGCCGAGCATCGGTGAGCAGAGGATGGAGTGGGGCGAGCGGTTGGAGCTCAGGAATTGCACCTGTGGGTCCACGCTCTCCGTGACCGTCGACCCGGGACAGTGGGACGCCCACGAGCTGGCCGACATCCAGCGAGACCCTGATGGGTGCGTGGCTGCTCTGGGGATCGGGAGGAGGGTGGCATGAGTCAGGCCGGGATCGACGCGGCCCGCATCCTGCGGGAGCTTTCGCCGGAGGTCGCCGCGGTAGTGGCGGCGGAACTCCGAAACGCGGTGACGCCGGCGTCTTGCACCGTGCAGGAGATGCACGACTACGGGTCTGGCGCCGTGCGGGTGCAGGACCACGTGGACCGCGTGACTGCCATCGCGGACACGGTGTCGTACGTCCTGGCCCTGGCCTCCGCGCTTCAGGGGGCAGGACAATGACCCCCACCATCCTGCTAGCCCTCGCTCGACTCGCCCATGCCGAAGCTGACGAGGCGACAAGGCACGGGACCCAGGAGGACGTCGTGTTCCTCCTGGCCCTCGAGGAGCGCATCCACGCGATGTTGATGTCTCGAGATCGGCCTGCGACGGGGAGCGCTCCCCCTCCAGCCTCGTCGTGGGCCGATCTCGGGATCTGAGCTTCAGGAGGAGGAGCGATGAACGAAGACAGCTTCGAGACGTTGTGCGCGATCAAGGAGACGCTGATCTGGCTGGGCATGGGAGATCTGCTCGCCCAGCTCGGGGAGGATGAGACAGCGGCTGAAGCCGCGCTGGAGGGCCTATGCGAATCGTAGGACTGATCAACAGGCATCTGCCGCCCGCCCGTTCGGTCTGGCTCGCGTGGGAGCGGGCGAGGCGGCGGGCCGCGTGCCGGGCCGTGAGAACAGGAGACACGCGCCAGCTCGAATGGCTCGAGCGGGCGAAGGACGAGCTCGAATGGCTCGAGCGGGCGAAGGACGAGCTGCACCGGGCAGCGACGAACTGAGGAGGAGGAAGACGATGGCACAGAGTGCAATTCAGCAGCGAGACACGTTCCCGAAGAGCGGCAAAAGCCGGGACCCGCAGCAGGTAGCGAGGGTGCTCGAGGGGCTCCGCCAAGACTGCAACGTGGTGGCCCCTCCGGGGCTCGCTGGCGTCCGCCTGCCCAACGGCTTCTCGGTCGTCTGGGGAGAGGTGGACGTCGACAAGCGGGCGGTCCGGGATGGAGGCGACGTCTACAACGTCCAGGGAGGCTACACCCTCACTGCGACCACGCTGGACCGCCTGGCTGCGGCGTTCGGGGTGACGTGGGACTCCACCCGTTCCGGGCGGCTAGATGATGGCTCCCACCCGTACCTGTGCAGCTACCTTGCGGTGGGGAGCTACATGGGCCCGGACGGAATGCCGATTCCCTTGAGCGGGACCAACAAGACGGACTTGCGTGACGGGTCCGCCCAGGCTGAGGGGTTCCGAGACGAGAAGGGGGAACTGAAGACCAAGCAACTGCGTCAGCAGCGGCAGCACATCCTCAGCATCGCAGAGTCCAAGGCCAGGGCGCGAGCCTTCCGCAAGGCAATCGGCCTTCGCGCCATGAACCAGAAGGACATCGCCCGTCCGTGGATCGTCTTCAAGATCCAGCTCACAGGGGAGACCGACGACCCGAGGACCCAAGCGGTGTTCGAGATGATGATCTTCAAGAACGCGCTCGGCGCCAGGTCCGCCCTCTACGGCCCTCCGGTCGCCCTGCCTTCCGGACAGGCGGCGCAGGCTCCGCAGCTCGCGCCCATTGCGCCCGTCCCCGGTCGGTGCCGAGAGAGGAGGTGAGCCCAGGACAACAGACAGCACGGCCCTCTCCCAAGACCGAGGGCCCTGGGGCGATGGAGCTGGGAATTCCGAAGCGGGACCAGCAGGCCTAGCCGGGTTCGACTCCCGGGCGCCCCACCGAGGTGAACATGAGAATCGCAATCATCGCCGATAGCCACTTCTCCGAGCGAAGCCGATTCGACGAATGCGTGCGCATCCACGAGTGGATCGCGCAGGACATGCAACGACGCGATGTGGACCTCGTCCTGCACTCCGGGGACCTGTTCGACGCCAAGTCCACCCCCACAGAACGGAAGGCGGTGGCCGATTGGCTGCAGCGAGTCGCAGCGGCGGCCCCCGTCGTCATCGTGAGGGGTAATCACGACGCCCTGGGCGACTTGCCACTGATGGGCAGGCTCAAGGCGCGTCACCCGATCACGGTCGAGGAGGCAGCGGGAGTGCACTACGTCGCTGGGGCCGCGGTGGCTTGCCTCGCATGGCCGCGGAAGGCCGAACTCATGGCGAGGGTCGACGCTGGTGCCGACAGCTCAACGGCTGCCTCGGAAGCCCTCCGGGCCGTACTCCTCAGCTTTCGACAGCAGCTCGAGCAGCACGACGGTCCCCGGGTGCTGCTCACACACGCCATGGTGGACGGCAGTACCACCAGCTCAGGCCAGCCCCTCGTTGGATGTGACATGTCCGTTGGAGTGGATGACCTGGCGCTAGCGGGGGCGGACCTTGTCGCCCTCGGACACATCCACCAGCACCAGCGGTTTGAGAGTTCCGACGGCGCATCCCTCGTCTATCCAGGCTCCCCGAGGCGCACCGCGTTCGGAGAACTCGAGCGGAAGGGGTACCTCGTGGCCGAGTTCTCCGACGGCGACCCATTCCGCGACTTCGATTGGAGGTTCATCGAGACTCCCGCCACCCCGATGCTCCTGCTCGAAGCCGTCTGGGATGCGGAGCACGGAATCCTCTTCGGTCTTCACCGCCTCACGGACGTCGCGGGTGCTGAGGTCCGACTTCGCTACGTGGTCCCCGGAGAGCATCGGGAAGCGGCCCGGGCGCGAGCGGAGGAATACCGCGCAACAGCCCTGGCGAGGGGGGCGGTGGTGAAACTCGAAGAAGTCGTCGAGACCTCGGTGCGTGCCAGGGCGCCAGAGGTGGCGGAAGCCAAGACCCTGACCGACAAGCTCCGGGCGTACTGGAAGGCCAAGGGAGAGGACCTCGGGGAGCGCGAGCCGTCCCTGCTCGGGAAGGCCAGCCAGATCGAAGAGGAGGTGGCGGCGTGAGCACGATTGAAGACCCGCCCGTCTGTGCTCGATGCGGTGAAGAGTATCTCATGACGGAGCCAGATCAGGAGCCGACGAGGTACTGCAACGAATGCGCTCATGTCGTGGCGGAGGAGCGCGAGGCCGACATGCACGTCAGGATCCGAGAGGGCTACGACAAGACAGTGGCGGACGCGTGGCGCGCGAAGGTGGCCGAACTGGAGCGCGAACGCAACGAGATCGCCCACGCGTGCGAGCAGTACGCCTACGAGTGTGAGCAGGGCATCCACGACGGACCTGCCGCGCTGCGGGAGATCAGGGACATGCTCGCGGGGCCGGACACACCGAGGGGGGCTCGCGAAGGCTGCGACCGCTTCGTTTCGGGTCTGCCTGGCGGGGACTGCAACGGCGACGGTCACCACATGTGCCGAGAATGCCGAGAGTGGAGCAGGAGGCAGCAATGAGATTCGAATCCATCGCAGTCCGAAACCTCGGCCCATTCGGAGACGTATTGCTGGACCTGTCGGGCGTCCCGGGACGAATCGTTGCCATCGCGGGTGCGAATGGTGCTGGGAAGAGCACGCTCCTCGAGCTGCTCGCCGCCGGCCTCTACCGCACCACGCCGACCCGCGGGAGACTGTCCGACCTGGCGACGGGCCGGGACTCCTACCTTGAGGTCAGAGCAGTCAACGGGGCAGCGTACACGATTCGCCACACGGTCGACGCCGCATCCCGCAAGGGCGAGTCCCTCGTGCTCGACGCCTCCGGAGCTCCGATGTTGCCTTCCGGCAAGGTGGCGGAGTTCGACCGGTGGGCCGCGCAGCACCTCCCATCCCCCGAGGTGTTCTTCAGCTCCGTGTTCTCAGCGCAGGGCAGCGGTGGATTCCTCGACATGAAGCCCGGGGACAGGAAAGCTGTGCTGCTGAGAGCGCTTGGAATCGAGCACCTCGAGGGCCTGGCCGAGAAGGCCCGGGAGCGCGAGAGGGATGCGCGCCAGGCGCTCGCCGTGGTGCAGGCGCGGCTGGAGGACGGGAGGGCCAGGGGGCTCGACGTGGAGGAGGCGGAGTTCGAGCTACGCGTGGCGAAGGGCAACGCTGAAGAGGCCGACGCCGAGTTGGAGATCGCCAAGGAGGCCTTGGCGAAGGCCGAGGAAGAGGCTCGCAAGAGGGAAGACTCGCTCCAAGCCGCTGCGCTCTACTCCGCGGAGCGAGCCAGGCTGGACGTGAAGCACGTCGCGCTGACCGAGCGCATCGCCGATCTGAACCGGCGAATCGACAACAACCGTCGCGTCCTCGACGACGCGGAAGCCATTCGCCGGGCAGTGGTGGAGTTCGAGAGGCTCCGCAAGGAGGTGGACGAGCTTTCCGCCGCCCGTGACGCGGTAATTCGCGACGCAGAAGAACACCGACGCACGGCGAAGCAATGGCGCGATCGCACAGCGAACGCGAAGCGCCAGGCAGACGCCGCACGCCAGCGCGAAGCCGCCGCTGTCCGCCGTCTCGCCGACCGGAAGGCCATCGAGGCCGCCGTTGCAGACCTGGAGAGGCTCAGGGACGCCGTGGGAGTCGCCGCTGCGAAGCACCTGGAGGCGAAGGAAGCGCACGAAGCGCTGATGGGCCAGCGGGTGGCGGGGGCGGAGGAGCGGATCGGAGGTCTGCGTGGAGGGCTAGAAAGGATTCCTCAAGCTGAGGACTGGGGGCACGCAAGGCAGATCGCGGCCCACGCTCTCCTCGACGATGACGACGTGGTGGCGCAGGCGAAGGAGCTTCCCGACCAGATCAACGCCGCGTCTCGCGCGCAGGCCGACGCCTTCATGGCGCTCGAACGCGAACGCAGGGCACTGGAAGCCTGCGAGAGGCTCGCCTCCCGTGCTCCCGACCTGGACCTTGCACACCAGGACCTCTCCGCGGCACGACGCGACCTGGAACAGGCAGAGACCGATCGCGACTACGCCATTGCCCGGCACGAAGACGCGAGCAAGCGGGCAGGCGAGGCGGAGAAGGAGCGTGGTCGACTCCACGCTGCGATCCAGGAGGGAGACGCACGCCTCCGGGACGTCGAGCGCGTAGCCCTCCGGGCATCCCACCTCGACACCGCGCAGGCCCGGATCGAGGAACTGACGCCGCAGCTTGACGCAGCGACTGCCGAGGTGGTCGAGACTGGGCGCGTCGTCGCCGCGCTCGGTCCCCCGCCCGAGGTTCCGCGGGCGCCGGACATCGAGGGCGCCCGGTTGGCCCTCCGCCAGGCAGAGCGGGCGGCGCGAGACGCGCACGCGGCGCCCCCAGTTCGCGAACACGCCCTCCGACAGGCGAGGGAGTCGGCCGAGCGCACGGCCCAGCTCGAGCAGGACCGCAATGCCCTCGAGTGCGAGCTCGCCGACTGGACGAAGCTTGCCGCGGACCTCGGGCGAAACGGGCTGCAGGCCTACGAGATCGACGCCGTGGGGCCAGAACTGACGGAGCTCGTCAACGATTTGCTGCGCAGTTGCGTCGGGCCACGCTGGACCGTTTCGATCGAAACTCAGCGCAACAGCGCCGACGGGAAGAAGGTGCTCGAGGATTGCGACGTCCGGGTAATCGACACGGAGCGGGGAAGAGAGGCCTCTGCCGAGTCGCTGTCCGGTGGGGAGCGCGTGCTGGTCGGCGAGGCTGTGGCCCTCGCGCTCTCGATGCTGGCGTGCAGGCGGGCGGGAGTGGAGGGCGGCTCGTTGATCAGAGACGAGACGGGCGCGGCGCTCGACCCAGCAAACGGGCGGGCGTACGTGGCGATGCTCCGCAGGGCAGCAGACATCGTCGGAGCGAGCCAGGTGCTCTTCGTGTCGCATTCGATCGACGTCCAGGAGCTTGCCGACGCGCGGATCGTCATCTCGGATGGGAAGGTGAGGGTGGAGGCGTGATCGAACTCGTCGTCGACAACTTCGCCGGAGGCGGAGGGGCTTCGACTGGCATCGAGGCCGCGATCGGGCGCCCCGTGGACATCGCGATCAACCACAGCCCCGAGGCGATCGCCATGCACCGGGCAAACCACCCGGGGACGAAGCACTTCTGCGAGAACATCTGGGAGGTCGACCCGCGGGAGGCGTGCGGGAGTCGGCCCGTGGGGCTCGCATGGTTCAGCCCAGATTGCACCCACTTCAGCCGGGCAAAGGGCACCCAGCCTGTCAAGAAGTCGATCCGTGGCCTCGCCTGGGTCGTCATTCGATGGGCGTCTACCGTGCGCCCCCGCGTCATCGTCCTCGAGAACGTCGAGGAGTTCCAGACGTGGGGCCCGGTTGTCGACGGAAGGCCGGATCCGAGAGGCGTAGGGAAGACCTTCCGTGCGTGGCTCGGCAAGCTTACGAGCCTTGGCTACGAGGTAGAGTTTCGTTCGCTCGTGGCAGCGGACTACGGCACTCCCACGACCCGCAAGCGGCTCTTCCTGGTAGCGCGTCGGGACGGGGAGCCGTGCCTGTGGCCCTCGCCGACCCACGGCACCGGCAGGCAGAATCCGTGGCGCGCGGCGTCCGGCATCATCGACTGGAGCCTCCCGTGCCCCAGCATTTTTGATCGCCAGCGCCCGCTTGCTGAGGCGACGCTCAAGCGGATTGCGGCTGGAATTCAGCGCTACGTGATCGACGCGGCGGAGCCGTTCATCGTCAGCTACTACGGCCAGTCAGTCGGGCGGGAGATTGGCGCACCATTGCCGACCGCCACCACGCGAGATCGGTTCGGCCTCGTAACCCCGTTCCTCGTTCGCCACGGACACTACTCGACCATCACCGGTGCGGGTCTGCGTGAAGGGTGCGGAGCCGGCACGTTCCGAGGACAGCAACTCCGCATCCCGCTCGGTACGGTCTGCGCCACGAACGACAAGCACCTAGTCGCTCCCGTCATCACGAAGCACTACGGCGGGATGGTCGGGCATCGCGTCGACCGGACGCTCGGCACGGTCACGTCGAAGGACCACCACGCGTTGACCGCTGCCTTCCTCACGAAGTTCTACGGGACCAGCACGGGCTCGGATTGCCAGCAGCCGCTTCCGACCATCACGGCTGGCGGTGGCCGTGGAGGCGGGCACGTCGGCCTGGTGATGGTCTCCGGGCAGGCATACCAGATCGTGGACATCGGCATGCGCATGCTCCAGCCCCACGAGCTGTTCGCCGCGCAGGGCTTCCCGAGCGACTACGTCATTGCCCCGGAGTCCAACGGTAAGCCACTGACGAAGACGGCTCAGATCGCGCTCGCCGGCAACTCGGTCTGCCCGCAGGTGGCCGAGGCGATCGTTGCCGCGAACGTGATGGAGCGCCGAAGGGAGATGACGGCGTGACCGACTCGGAGCGACTCGACCTCATCGCCCAGCTGCTCGAGCAACTGCTCGTGGAGCTGCGTGCGGGTCGAGTTCGAAAGCCGAGAAGGCGTGGGCCCGTGCCGCCGCCCGACCCGGCCTCGATTGACCCTGGCGCGAGGGACGAAGCCAGGCGTAGGCTGGCACGATCAGGAGTGCACATCCGATGCAACGACGACCACGCGGGACAGGCACGATCGAGGCGCACCGGGGCAGGTACCGGATCCGGATAACCGACGACCTAGGCGTCAGGCGTAGCCTCGGCATCGTCGACACCATCGAGGAAGCAAGCGCCATCCTGGCAGCCGCAGCCGACGACCTCGCAAAGGCACGCGTCCGCCCTGCGGTGGGAGCAACGCTGTCCGAGTACGGTGCGCTTTGGCTCGACCGAAGAGACGAGCAAGGCCTCGTCGACGAGCGCAGTCGTTGGAACGTGCACATCGCGCCGCATCCCATCGCAGATCTGCCCGTGCGAGCGATCGAGCCGTACGACGTGCGCTCGTGGGTCGAACGAGTAGCCAGATCTGGAAGGCGACGAGGCAACCGCCACCGGACCGGGGACAACGGCCTACTGTCCCCACAGACGATTCGCAACGCGCTGAACCTCATGCGCTCGTGCCTGGCCTCTGCCGTCAACGACAGGCTCATCGCGGTGAACCCGGCCGCCGGAGTGACGGTTCCCAAGCGCCAGGAAGACCTCAAGCGCTCTATCGTGGAGCCGTGGACGTGGCTGGACCTTGGCGAGCAGATGACGCTCCTGGAAGGCATCGCGGAGCCGTATCGGTGGCTCGTGCAGTGGGCGGTATGGACGGGGATGAGAGAGGGGGAACAATGGGCGCTGCGGAGCGTGGACGTGCATGCCGACTCCCCACACCCTCACGTTGTGGTGCGCCGTGGCACGTCCGACGGGCCGACGAAGACGCGCCGCATCCGGTACGTCCCTCTCCTGCCCGGAGCCGACGAGGCCTGGGAGCGGTGGAGTTCGCACCCCACCGTCGCCCGCAAGATCGCGGATACCGGAGTTGCCTTCCCTCCGCTCCGAGGGTCACGACGCGCGACAAGGTGCCCAGGTCCTCCTCCGCTGTGGTGGGCTAGAGGCGTGTCCATCGTGCGTGGGCAGACCGGGACTCCGGTGACGTGGCATTCGCTCCGGCACACCTGCGCCTCGATGCTCGTCTCCGGCTCCTGGGGGCGTGCCTGGTCACTCGAGGAGGTGCGCGAGTTCATGGGGCACCGCTCGATCACGACCACGCAGCGGTACGCTCACCTGGCACGGTCCGCCGTGGTCAGAGCTGCGGAGGAGACGCGGGCCGCGATGGCGTTGCCCTCGGCTGAGGTGCGTCCGGCGCGTCAAGCCCACGGTAAGCCCACTGGGTAGACGGGAAACGCTGCGCCCCCGGCAAGAGTCGAACTTGCGACCAACGGTTTAGGAAACCGCTGCTCTATCCTCTGAGCTACGGGGGCAAAGGCTTTGGTTGTCAAACCGGCCCCACGAAAGGGCGGCGGCGCATGATAGCCGATTCGACGACGGTGGCAAGCCCTACGTCACGCCTCGAGCACGCCAGGGTCCAGGTCCACCCAGATCGGGCAGTGGTCGCTCCCCATCACCTGCGGCAGGATCCCCGCCCCCCGCACGAACCCCATCGCCCCCTCGCTCGCCAGCACGTAGTCGATCCGCCATCCGATGTTCTTCTCCCTCACCCCGAACCGCTGGCTCCACCACGTGTAGTGCCCCGGCCCGGGCTCGAACCGTCGAAACGTGTCCACCCACCCCGCCCGAACCCATCGGTCGAGCTCCTCTCGCTCCTCGGGCAAGAACCCGCTCGTCTTCTCGTTCTGCTTCGGTCTCGCCAGGTCGATCTCCCGGTGCGCCGTGTTGAAGTCCCCCATCACCAGCACCCTGCCCCCGTTCGCCCGCAACGGCTCCAGCACCTCGAACACCTTGCGGTAGAACGAAAGCTTGAACGGCACCCGCCCGTTGTCCCTCTCCTTTCCACTGCCGTTCGGGAAGTACCCGTTCACCACCCAGAGTTTCCCGAACTGCGCAATCTGCAAGCGACCCTCGACGTCGAACGCCTTCACACCGAGCGAAGTCTGCAGGGTGGTCCAGCGATTGCGCGCGAGAAGGCCGACTCCGCTGTAGCCCGACCGCTCCGCCGCAACGTAGTCCGCGTGCCAGCCGTTCGGAGATAGCAGCGAGGCCTCCAACTGGTCCGGGCGGACGCGGGTCTCCTGCAGACCGACCACGTCCCCCTTGCAGTCTCCCAGCCACTCGGTGAACCCCTTCGTGGAGGCGGCTCGCAGGCCGTTGACGTTCCAGGAGTAGACACGGAAGGACTTCGTCTTCTTGCTCGTCGGGGGCATGCGGCCACCGTAGCGCACGGAGGTGTGGGGGAGAAGATCCCCAATCCGACCTGAAGTGCTGGACGTTTCACGCTGTCGAGACAAGGAAGTGGGCATGACGAGCACCCCGACGGCGCGCACTACCCTCGTCGACCGCTTCCTCAACACGGTCGAGCGGGTAGGCAACGCGCTTCCCAACCCCGCCTCGCTGTTCGCCATCTTTGCGCTGCTCACCCTGGCCTTGTCGGCCTTGGGCAGCTGGCTGGGGTGGCAGGCGAAGCACCCTGCCACCGGCGAGATCGTGACCCCGCTGAACCTTCTGTCGAAAAGCGGAGTCGCCCGCATCATCGAGGAGATGGTCCCCGCCTACACCAGCTTCGCTCCCCTCGGGGTCGTGATGGTGGCCATGCTCGGCATCGGCATCGCCGAGAGCAGCGGCCTCATCAGCGCCGTCATCCGGATGCTCGTGCTCTCTGCCCCCAAGCGCGCCATGACCCTCGTGATCGTGCTGGCCGGCGTGCTCTCCAACACGGCCAGCGACATCGGTTACGTACTGCTCATTCCCCTTGCTGGCGTTGTGTTCTCCGCCGTCGGAAGGAACCCCATCGTGGGGATGGCGGCGGCGTTCGCTGGCGTGTCCGGGGGCTTCAGCGCGAACCTGGTCCTCGGGACCATCGACCCCTTGCTCGCAGGCCTGACCGAGGAGGGCGCCCACATCCTCGACCCGTACTACCGCGTGAACCCGACCGCCAACTACTACTTCATGTTCGTCTCCACGTTCCTCATCGTGCTCATCGGAACGTGGGTCACGGAGAAGATCGTCGCCCCCCGCTGCGGCGACTACAAGGGAGAGCAAGAGACCATCGAACGGCTGTCCGACCAAGAGAAGAAGGGCATTCGCTGGAGCGCCCTCGCGCTCGTCGCCTGGCTGGCCGTCGTGGCCGCGGGGCTTCTTCCCGAAAACGGCGTCCTGCGCGGCGCCGACGGCGGCTTGCTCTCTTCTCCCCTCCTCAAGGGAGTCATTGCCACCCTCTTCGTCACCGCCGCCACCATGGGGGTGGTGTACGGCTTCGTCACAGGGAAGTTCAAGAACGACAGCGACGTCGTCCACGGGATGACGGGCAGCCTCAAGGCCCTCTCGGGCTACATGGTTCTCGTGTTCTTCGCGGCGCAGTTCGTGGCGTACTTCCGCTGGAGCAACCTCGGGGTGATCCTGGCCGTCCGGGGGGCGGAGGTCCTTGTCGCCGCCGACCTCGGCGTGATCCCGTTGATCTTGCTGTTCGTGGTGCTCACGGCTTTGATCAACTTGGTGATGGGCAGCGCGTCCGCGAAGTGGGCCATCATGGCCCCCATCTTCGTCCCCATGTTCATGCTCCTCGGCTACTCTCCCGAGCTTTCCCAGGCCGTTTTCCGGGTCGGGGACTCCGTCACCAACGTCATCTCCCCGATGATGAGCTTCTTCGCCCTCATCATTGCCTACTTCCAGAAGTACGACGCGAAGGCCGGCATCGGGACCATCGTCTCCACGATGCTCCCCTACTCGATTGCGTTCTCCATTGGCTGGGTGCTCCTGCTCATCGGGTGGATCCAGCTGGGTCTTCCCCTCGGTCCTGGTGCGGGTCTGACGTACGAGCTTCCGAAGCCGGTGTCTCCGTAGGGCTCGGTCCGGCACGGCGGTGCAGCCCAGCGAAGCGCCCGTGAGCTGGGAGACTCAGATGTTGCCCGATCGCCAGGCGAAGTAACCCCACCGCGCAAAACTCGCTAGCCACAGCGCCAGGGGCTTGTTCTTAGGATAGGCCACCTCCCCTTCCCCCTCGGGAACCTCGATCCCCACCGTCGCGAGAAACTCCCTCGTATCGGCCCCCCGCACGGGCGGAGGCGCCACGTCCACGACCGGCGTCCTCGACAGGTGCATCGGGCTGCGGACGAAGGTCAGGGGCTGCGGAACCCCGGGGAAAGACACCTTACGCACGGCGGGACGAGGACCGGGGTCGTACTTGCAGATGTCGTGCACGAGGTTGCGCATGGAGTCCCCGACGAACACCACCACATGGCCTTCGAGCCCCGCTTGCACGACCGTTTTGTGCCAATGCTCCGCGGACCGGAGCCAGAAGGTCTTGCCGATCGCCTCGAACAACGCCTCTGGTGTTCGTTGCCCATGGCGGACCAACCCCGCACGCTGGGCCCACCGCTCCACGTCGTTGCGCGCACCGGCTACCATGGCATACCCGTCGCGTGCGCGCAGGATCTCCGCTACCGTCTGACGGCCCGGGTCGAACGAGGCTTTCACCCCGGCGCGAAGCCCTTCCTTGAGCCGTTCGCCCCGCTGGCCCCGGGCGACCCCCGCTACCTGGAAGTACACGGCAATGCGGGTGAGGTGCGTGGTCCCGAAGGTCCCCTCCCCCGTTCGCTGCCTGTGAAACAAGCCCATCAACGTCGACAGGGCCCCGGCAAGGCCGCACCCTATGTCGATGATCGGGCTGGGAAGCAGCCGCGGGCGCTGCCCCCGGGCATAGCCCATCTGCACGCCCGTCACCGCCTGCACCACCTGCTCGAACCCGGGCCGGTCCCGCCACCCCCCGTCGTTCCCGTACGCATTGAGATGGGTGTAGACGATGCCCGGAACCCGCGCGCGAACCGCCTCCGGGTCAATCCCGATCGCACGGGCCACGTCGAGATGCCGGTAGTTCTGGACCAGCACGTCAGGCCGGTACCCTTCGATGAGCTTCCACAGCCGCTCCTTGCCCGCATCGTCGCTAAAGTCGAGCGTGACGGACTTCTTGCCTGGATTGAACACCAGATGGAAGGAAAGAGCCCAATCCAGGTTCGTCGGGCTCTGCACGGAGACAACTTCGGCGCCCAGCTCCGCAAGCACCCTCCCCGCGCATGGGCCCGCGATGACCCGGGAGAGGTCGAGCACCCGGATTCCCTCGAGCGGGTGCCGAAGCTCCTTGCCCTCGGCCGCCGTGCGGTCCCAGGCCTCCCGGCTGCGCGCCGCAGCAGCCTGCCACCGCTCGAGCAAGCCCCCCACCTCCACATGCCGTCGGGCGCACATCACAGGCGGATGGTCCGGCACCGTCAGCACAGGCCCCAGCACGTCCAGCGTCCCCAACTCCGGGTCCTGGACCTCACAGACGTCCATCATCCCCGCCTGCCGACTGTCTCGCACCCACTCGTCGATGGTGCGGACCTTGATACAGCAGAGCTCCTCGCCCAGGACGCGCTCCCATTCGTCCGCGCTCTTGGTGGCAAAGACTCGCTCGTAGGCGGCCCGGATCCGCTTGGCCTCCGGGATGCTCTTCACCTGGCTGGGGTCCCGACGCGTGTCTTCGGACAAGATGGACCGCAGCTGCGCCACGTCGCTCGCATACCCCATGCCCTCCAACCGCTCGAGGATTCGTGCGTTGTGCGCGGGAAGGGTGATGTGCAGGTAGATGTACCGTCCGTCCGCGCACTGCCACGGACTCATGAAAGGCGTGCCCACCATCTTGAGGGGCAAGAACCCCCGGGGGACCCCCGTCTTCACGAGGATCTGAAGGATCTGGGCGAAGAGGTCCGACTCGTACAGGGACACGTCGACCTGCTGGCCGAGCCCGCAGCGTTCCCGCGCGATCAGGGCGGCGACGAGCGCATTGGCCGCGTATAGCGCACTGATGACCGACCCAACCGCGAACTCGTGATAGCGCGGCTTGCCCAAGGGCTTGTCGTACAGGAAGGCGGCCATCCCCGCCACCGACTCGCTGGGTGCAAGCGCCGACCGAGGATCCCCCAGGGGAAACGCCGTCAGCCGGCACGCGACGAGCGTCGGGTTTGCGTTGCTGCGCACGTCCTCGAGGTCGATTCCCACCTTCGACCAGTCGACCGCGCTCCACCCGTCGAGGACCACGTCGGCGGACGTCACGAGTCCCTCAAGCAGCGCAACATCCGCGTGCGCATCCGGCTCGAGCGCCAGCTCCGCCTTGCCGCGAGCGAGCATCGCGTCGAGCACGGGGTCGACGGCCCGGTCGGATCGACTCACCACGCGGACCACCTCGGCGCCTTGCTCCGCGAGCATCATCCCGACGAGCGGCACAGCCAGGGGCGGCCCCACCTCCACCACGCGAATCCCCTGTAGCAATCCACGCTCCACGACCGATGGCTCTCCTGGGTGCATGTCCCGTCTCCAAGGCGAACAGACGCCAGGAGCTCTTGTATCACGAAGCCAGGGTCAGCGGCCACCGCGTGCCATTCACCCAGATCCGTAGCCATCGGAGTTGGCCGCAGATTCCGCAGAGAGGCGCAGATGATTTCGTTACTTGTGCGGATGTGGGTAGCTGCGTGGCGACGGGTTGTGTTCTCAGCTTTGGGACGCCAAATAGGGCACGGGGTAGAACCAGGAAGGGGACGTTTCCGGTTCCACCCCGTGCGAGAGCAGTCGTGAGGATCGACTACTTGTGCTGCGGAGACTCGCTCAGGGGCGTGCAACCCGCGTTGGCGAATCCTTTCTCGGTGCTTACTTCGGCGTCGCAGTACCAAACCTCGCCGTTCTCGGCGACGTGGATCTTGATGGGGCGTGCAGAGGTCTTGCGGATTCCGTTTCCAAGAGTGTTCATCGTGTTCCTCACGTTTGCTTTGGGTCTTTGTCTTCGGCTCAGGTGCCGTCGTCTACATGTTCCGATGCGTCACCTTGGGAAAGGATCTCGCCTCCATGTGACGATTTCGATCGACACCCGACGCCACCTCCCCCGTCTGTGGCTTCTGCGTCCTCTTTGGTTGTTTCCGAGGTCAGGCGCCCAGCAGCGACCCGCCACAAACGCGCAGGACCGCGCCGGTCATGCCCCGGGAGCAAGGGGTGGCAAGGAAGGTGATGACATCGGCCACGTCTTCGGGCAGTCCCCCTTGCCCTAGGCTGCTCGCCCGCCGGCCCACCTCGCGGATGGCAAACGGGATCGCCGCCGTCATCCGCGTCTCGATGAACCCGGGGGCCACGGCGTGCACAGCAATTCCCCGGTCCGCCACTTGCTCAGCCAGGTGCCGCACGTAGCCGATGATTCCCGCCTTCGATGCAGTGTAGTTCGTCTGCCCCAGGTTGCCCGCGATTCCCGCCATCGACGACAAGCACACGATGCGCCCACCGCCGCGCAGCACCCCCTGCATCAATCTCGCATTGATCCGCAAGACAGCCCCGAGGTTGACGTCGAGGACGGCGTTCCACCGGTCCGCAGACATGCGCGCAAGCGTCTTGTCGCGCGTGATTCCCGCGTTGTGGACTAGCACGTCCGCCCCGCCATGGCCCTCGAGCAATCGAGCTGCGAGCGTGTCCGCCGCGTCGGGGGCGGTGATGTCCAGCGGAAGCGCCGAACCGCCCACACGCGCGGCGACGTCACGCAAACCATCCTCGTCTTCGGGGCGGTCCACGCAGAGCACATGGGCCCCCTCCGCCGCCAGCGCGCGCACCGTCGCCGCCCCGATCCCGCGAGCCGCCCCGGTGACAACCGCCACTTGCCCTTCGAGAGGCCGGGTCCAGACCCATGGTCCCGCCTTCAGCACGGATCGCACCCGGATCGTCTGCCCCGTAACGAACGCCGATCTCGTCGACAGCACGAACCGAAGAATGCCCTCCAGGTTCTCCTCCGCACCGGGATCGACCTGCACCAACCCCGCCGTCGTCCCCTTCTTGCCCACCTCCTTGGCGAGGCTGCGCACGAACCCATCGAGCCCTTGCTGCACAGCCGCCTGCTCGGCCAAACCGCAAGCAGACGGCGGCGTGCCGAGCACGACGATCCTCCCGCTCGGCCGAACACGGCTCACGAGCGGATGGAAGAAGGC